TTAGCTCAGTGGTAGAGCAGTGCTTTCGTAAAGCACAGGTCGTCGGTTCAAATCCGACAGTCGGCTCCGAGACTTACGATACTCTTGGGCCAATTCTGGGAACACGCTGGGAACACCGGGTTGCTTCATGGGAGTCTCCGACACGGCAATCTGTTGGGTCTCGTCGAGCTTGCGGGCGTAGCGCTCCGTGACGCTGATCGAGCTGTGCCCGAGCAGCCTGCAGACCTCGTCGAGCGACCACTTGCGACCCCACCATCCAGCGAGCAGGGACGTCGCGCAGGTGTGGCGGAGGTCGTGCCAACGCACGCGGCGGGTGATGCCCGCCTTGGTGAGCCAGGTCCGCCAAGCGCGCGGCGCCTTCCCTTCTTCGCGGCGGCCGCCCTCAAGCGCCGGGAACACGAACTTGGCGACGCGGGGGCTAGCCTTGATCGCCGACAGAGCTGGCGGGAGCAGGAAAACCTCGCGTGGCTTGCCGCTCTTCGGGGCCTTGCCGCCGCTGGACCGGCGTACGATCACGCGATCTGCGCGGATATCTGACCACTGCAGCCACCACTGCTCGGCCTGGCGTAGGCCCGTGCAGAGCGCGAAGACCACGGTCGGCCGGTGGAAGGGATCGACGGCGGCAATGAGCGCCCGCTGCTCGTCCGGCCAAAGGATGCCGTCGAGGTCGTCGGTGTCGGTCGCTGCCGCCGCGGCATTGACCTTCACGTCCTCGGCCGGGTTGTGCTTCAGGAACCCGTGATCAACGGCGTCCTTCAGGCCCGCGCGCAGCAGGTTCATGATCTTGACCTTCGTCCGGTAAGCGAGCTTGCGGGGTAGGCCATCGCGCCACTCGACGACGTCTGGCTTCTCGAGCGTCGCCAGCGGCAGCTTGGCGAGTGGGCTCTTGCTGACGTGCTTGTTCCAGTACGCGCGATCGTTTCGCACGCCGCGAACGCCTTCCAGCTCGCGTCGATTCAGGAACTCGGGCCCGAACGTGACTAGCGTGACCGCGTCCTTCAGCACTTTGCTGTTGCGCACCACTGTGTAGCCCGCGGCGACGCCATTGGCCTCGGTCTCAGGTAAGCCGGACGCAACTGTCTTGAGCTTGCCATCGACGCGCGCACGCACGCGGAATCGACCCGAGCCCTTGGGGTGCTCTTCGACGTTGGCTTGTCCGGATTGGCGCTTCATGCTGCGATTCCTGCTCGTCGAAGACCGCGGCGCGCGGCGTCGACCTGTTCCTGGGTGGGCTCTTGGGTGGGCTGCGCGACGGCGCGCTTGCGACGACGTGGTAGTCGATCGCTCTCTGCGATGAGGTCCTCAACCTCGGCGCGCAGGGCGTCGAGCTGAGCAAGGACAACGCGGAGGCGATCGGCGCGTTTCATCGCCCAGCCGCCTTCTGACTCGCCGCCGCAATCCGCTCTTTGACCTCGCGCTCGTACGCATAGGCAGCGTTGTCCATGTGGTAGTAGCGCCGATCGCGCATGAACTTGAACAGCTCGGCGACGACGGCGAGGCGGTGCTCGTCGGTGAGGATCACTTGCCAGCCTCCGCCTTGTGCAGGTCGCGGCTCGGGTGCGAACGAAGCCCCTCAGCGATGCGTTGCGCGACCTGGTAGATCTCCGAGTCGAGCTGGACTCGTCCGACAAGTCGGCGCGCGGCCTCAAGGTAACGCTCCACGGCTGCGCGCTGGTCCGAAGGCAACGTAAGAAACCGGACCATCGCCATGCAGTGCTGCTCGACGGCGATTAGCGTCTCGTCAGTCGTCAGGATCTTGTCGATGGCCTCACCGCGTGGTGTCGCAGTAGGCGGGGTGAACGTTGGCGGCGCGGGGTCGTAGGGGACGAATGGTTGAAAGGGCTCGGTGTCCGGTATGCGCGGGCTCTCCGGAAAGGGCGCGGCACCGTAGAGCGTGATCACGACGCCTCCACCTTCGGCAAGCTCGTCGCCAGCAGCATCCGATACGTCGCCACCCGCGCCTTCTCGCCCGGATGCTCGAACGAGCACGAAGCGCCCGAGTAGCCCCGGAACACGCTCTCAGGGAAGGACACCCCGAGCCGCGCGCAGCGGTAGTGGCCAACCTTGGCCATCTTCGACGCCGTCGCGACCTGAACGGCCGTGTTCTCGATGCCGACCAGCTGGTCCCAGACCGGGCGGGTGTGATCGTTGAGGTGCATCTGGAAGCTAGAGCGCGCTTGGAACACGACGCCCCCCCCGGTGGACTTCTTGGGGTCGCACTCGAAGGATCGGCAAACGCCGTTCTGAACGTCGAGGCTCAGCGACGACTCCCGGAAGGCGATGGCGCCGAGCACCGCGACCCACTGCCGAGGTGTAGCGGGCGCTGTCAGCGACTCATGGGCCATGGCCAGCGAGAGCGCGTCGAGCTGCTGGCGCTTGGCTTCAGCGCGCTCTGGGGCCCTGTCGGTCACCGCGACGGGAAGCCGGCCAAGGGCCGCGCGCGCCCACCGCTCGTGCGCGGTAGGGGCGTCAGCTACGGCGGAGGCCGAGAGAAGCGCGAGGGCGGTAAGGAGCCGGCCAATCATCAGCGCGTGACGTCCTTTCGGCGCGCCGGGGCGGGTCGTGGTCCGCCGGGACTCGTAGCCGTCTGTGGGTGCGCATGGATCTTCGTCTTCGCTGGAGCGCTCAGCACCTCGAGCATCGGCTCATCGAAGCAGCCGGTGTCTTTGGTCTTGCCGTCCTTGTCCAGCTCCTGCGGCTGGACTGTGATGCGCATGCAGCCGGTCAGCCACTGCGTGCGCGCGATGGCAATGCCCGTGAATCCCGTGACCTTGCAGCGAACCTTGGAGCCGAGCTCAATCGTCATCGGAGAAACCCTTTCAGCTTCACGACCAAGAGAAAAAGCGGGAGCCCGACACCGAGCACCCAGAACACGATCACGGAGCCATCACCCAGGCCTGCAGGGCCGTGGCCATGAGCGAGCAGATGAGGCACCAGGCGATGTCGGGGAGACCGATCATCCGACACCGATCCTGAGCATCGAGACCCGCGCCTCGCTCTCGACCAAGTCCGCGCCGAGTTGCGTGTTGAGCCTGTGCAGGTGCTCGACCTCACGCCGCGAGGCGAGTAGCTGCCGCTCGACGAGCCGCACGCGGGACTGGGCTTGCCGCCAGGCGATCGCGCCACCGAAGGCCATGCCGGCGAGGGCGACGGCGGTGAGGCCTAGAGCGATCAAAAGGAAATCGGTCAATGCTTCGACCTTTCCGCATCCGCTACGATGCGAGCAGCCGGCTCGATCAGGTCGAGCGCCTCGATTAGCTCCTCGTGTTGCTGTCGCGAATGCTCGGACAGCTCCGCGTACATGCGGTCCCACTCGTCGCACGTGCGGGAAAGAGAACGGATGCACCGACCGCTTACGGCTTGTTCGATATGCAGACCGAGCAGCACGCCGAATACCGCGCACCAGCCGGGATTACCCGCGAGGTAGTCGCTCACGAGGAACCAGAGCAACATGCCGATCAGGGCGGCTTCTTTGAGCCAACCCGGGACGCGGGCCCATTGTGCGCGGACGAATGACCGGGCGCTCACGACGCCGTCCCCTTTCGATCCGCTTCACCCGCTGGAGTAGTCCCGCGCCTGGACGCGCGATACACCCCAAGGGTTACGGCCTCGGGCTGTGCAGCGCTGAACGCGCGCGCGCCTGATCGCCGATGCATACGCACGTTCTTGCTGGTGGCCCTGGTGGCCTCCGCACTGAACAAAAGGGCCATCAGCCCGTCCTCCCCAAGACCGGGCCCTCGACCCAGCCAAGCATGTGGCGCAGCAAAACCGGCTGCGCTTCCGCGGGCAAAGCAGCGAACGCCCACGCGGGGATCTGGCTGCTGCGCTGGTCGCCGCGCTCGAGCCAATCGCGCAGTGAGGTGTGGTCGCACGACATCTCACGCGAGATGGCGCGGAGCGACCAACCCGGGCGGGTGAGGAGGAAGTCGACGGCGGCGACGAAGGCCGCGTGAGCCTTGGAACGATGCGTGCACTTAGGGTCGGCCGATGCTTTCGACAGACCCGGACGCGCCTCATGCTTGGCCAGCTCGGCGCGGATCTGCGCGATCAGGTCGGGGGGCTGTGAGTGGCTCACAGGCCAAACCTCGCTTCAACACGAAGCTGGTTCGCGGCTTCCTGATCGCCTTGCGGGTCGATGATCAGGACTTCGCCGGGGCGCGTGATGAGCTGCTCGGCGGGAACCGGGTGGACACTGCGGCGGACCTCGTCGAACGAGAGCCAAGGGCCTTCGGGGTCGGCGAAGGTGCGGCGGGAGGGGGCGTAGGGCCTCAAGCGGCCTCGCCCAACGCTTCGATCTGTTCTTCGGTGGGCGGCACATCCCACCAGCCGACCTCAATCCCGTACCGGTGCAGGCGCAGCGCATCGACGCGGCTCGGCAGCTTCACCAGGTTCACGATTTTCGACAGCGATGGCTGGTGAATCCCGCATTCGGCGTGGATCTCGTGTTGGCTCTTCGTCTTCAGCAGGAGCATCAGACTTGCCCAGCCTCGGCTCTTGGCGACCTTCGTCGGCCTCGGGTTTGGTTCACTCACGATGCCTAGGTGTAATTCCTTTAGGTATCGATAGCAAACAGAATCAATCTGGCCGTTTGCGGGAGGAGCCGGAACCCGCGAGAACTACCGAGGAAATGCCCCTGAGAAAAAAGAGCAAGCGCATTGCTCCGAAGGAGAAGGGGCAGCCTGCGCCGCCGGAGATGGCGGACCTGCCGAAGCGCCTCACCGAGGCGATGGGGGCCTGGGAGGCCAGGCACAACAACACGAAGCTGTCGCAGCACGATCTCGCAGAAATGGCCGACCTCTCGCAGCCTGTGATTCAGAAGCTGCTGAGCGGCACCACATTGAAGGGCGTGGCGGCCGCTACCTTGCTGCGGATAGCGCGAGCTTTGGACGTGGATATTGCCTGGCTTCTTACTGGCGTCGAGGATCAGCCTCGTCGTCTGCCTCGCTATCGGGTGCCCGACGTCGAATCGCCGACTGCTGATGAAGGCGCTGTGACCGAGCTGCACGAGCCGTTGACGGGCCCTTCAACAAATCCGCCACGTCCACCGAACCACGAGCAAGCATCGCGTCAGTGAGCGTGAGCACGTAGGTCTCCGAGCCCGACAAGCGCGCTACCAATCGCCCGCGGTGATCGTAGACACGCGCCGTCCAAACTCGCGACTTGCGCCCAATCTCCCGACTCCAGCCGTTCCCCATGTAGCCAAGCTCCTCGGTGGTCGATCCTAGACGCCTTTTGTCGGTCACGCATTCCGGTGAGTTTCCGGATATTTGCACCTGACCATCGGGCCGATGTTTTCCGTTTGGAATTATTCCTCTTGCTATCGATAGCGAAAGGAATCAGATTGGGTGGGTAAGCAGATGGCAACCAAGACCCGCCCCGCCCCCTACACCTACCTGACCAGCGCCATCCGCCTCGCGGTCGTCTGCTGGCCCGTCGCCCTCGGCTTCGCTCTCGCCTGGATGGGTCGCTGAGATGGCAACCACCCAGCCGGCCCCGAACTCCGCCCGCCCGAGCGGCGTGATCCTCGCCATCAGCCCGCTGGTCTTCGCGGCCATGAGCGCCGGCATGACCGCCGCCGAGGCGCTGGCCATCCAAGCGGCTCGTCGCGCTGAGCAGGCGCGGGTCGTGAGCTTGGGGGCTTCGCTGTGAGCGCGCCCCGGATGATCTCGGCGTACGTCGCACTGCCGGATGGCAAGCGTGCCTGCCTCGTCTGCCTCGACACCTTCTGGGAGACGGAGGGCTCGTTCATCCTCGAGGTCGCGAACGACGAGCACGAGGTGGCGGCCAGGACGGGCGTTTGGCGCATCAAGTCCTCGGACGAGTGCGGGCGCGCGCTGTCCCTCGAGGATGACGAGACGAGCCCGGACCCGGTCGACGCCGAGATCGTCAATCAGCTGCTGGCCCTGCTGCTCACCGAGCACGGCGCCGCGTGGCGCTTCCAAGCCGTGGAGACCGTCTAATGCGAACAGGATTCGACCTTACCAAGCTGGCATCCCGCGCCTTCAACGCGCTCCGTCTCCGCCTCGTGCGCGGTCACAACGCCCGCGCGGCCGCCGTAAGCGCTCGTGACATCGATCTGGCCCGGGAGCGCAGCTGGGCTGCCGAGCGCGCCAAGGTCAGAAAGGCGGCGAAATGAGCCAGCACTGGCTCGGCACCGGCATCGTCACCACCCTGACGACCGCCGCCTACCAGCGCGTGAGCGCCGTCACGGGCGACAACGTCGGTGAGCCGCTCGCGATCTCGGCGTACGTCATCCAGGACGGCGGCGAGGGCTTCACGTCCGAGACCTGCCTGGTCTGGACCGATGAAACGCTCGCGCTGATCGCAGCGCTGAAGCTGGACTGCGAAGAACTCGTCGGCTGCGAGGAGGCTATCGAAGACGCCTTCTTTGCTGCCGAGCGGGAACACTGCCGCGTTGCTTACGTGAAGCAGCGCACGGAGGCCGCGTAGCCATGGCGAGCAACAATCCACACGAGCGCGCCGCGAGGGCCAAGAAAGTTTTGGCGATGGTCCAGGTCCTCGACGACCAGATGATCCGCCAGAAGCGCAACCCGCACGACCAGGCGGGGCTCGTGGTGCTCGCGTCGCTTGGATGGGTCGAGGCCGTTTGGCTGATGATTGCCAACAAGGCGGGCGTCAATCCACCGAGCGACGAGACGAAGGAAGGCCTGCGCGACGTGTATCGCGGGCGGGCCACGGCCAAGTTGCAGAGGGCAAGCTAATGCCCCGCAGCCCCTACTCCGGCATGAGCCGCCGTGACCGTGAGCTCGACGCCGCTGCGATGGCCCAGCGTGCGGCGGCAGTGGGGCCGCTGCTGGACGCGGCCGAGGAGGAAAGAACCATGTTCCCGATTCGCACTGGTCTCACCAAGGCCGACCTCGTGTTCCCGACGAACGTGGACGGCATGATCCCGCCACACCGCGAGATCCCCGAATACCCGCGGCGCCAGCACTTCGAGGACTTGGCGCAAACTTGGTTCTTCAGCGGCCTGAAGAACCTCAAGTCCAAGCCGCGCCAGGGCGTCAACGAGACGCAGGCGCTGGCGCACATCTCGTACGTGCTGCGCAGCTGGGAGCCGAAGCACGAGCACAAGATCGCGGGCGTCGCGTTCCTAATCAATGAGTGGTTCGAGGAGTTTAGCGGGGAGGCGGCGAAGTGAAAATGTGCCGTTGCTGCCAGCGCCAAGCCCGCATCACCGAGTGCCGGGATATCCGCCCATGGGTGCTCCCGTACCTGTATGGCTTGGTCGCTGAGCACGAGTGTGGAGGCACGCTGGCCTTCCTCTTGTGGGAGCTCAGCGACGAGCAGCTGCTCATCGACGACCAGCTGGTTGTCACGTCGAGCGAGCGCGACTCGCGAGCAACAGAAGCCGCCTAAGACAACGCCCGCACGCGGGCCGAATGGGAGATAGCAATGAAGTACGCGCAGCATTTCAATCCGAACGCGACGCCGCAGACCGAGCAGGCGGACACTCGACAGGTCGAAAACAACCAGGGCGGGTTCGTGTTCACGGTCGACAAGTGGAAGCGGCTCGAGCGGTTCCTGATACTTGGCAGCGAAGGCGGCAGCTACTACGCAACGGAGCGCAATCTCACCGTCGAGAACGCCAAGTGTGTTCAGGAGTGCTGCGCCGAGGATGGCGCCCGTGCGGTTCGTGTCATCACGGAGATCTCGGAGGCGGGTCGCGCGCCGAAGAATGACCCGGCGGTTTTCGCCCTGGCGCTTGCCGCGGCACACACGAACCCGGAGGCCAAGCGGGCGGCCCTGGCGGCGCTACCGCGCGTCTGCCGCATCGGGACCCACCTGTTTCAGTTCGCAGAGGCAGTCAACCAGTACCGCGGCTGGGGGCGAGGCCTCCGAAAGGCCGTGGGCGCCTGGTATACGGGCAAGACTCCCGATCAAGTCGCGTTTCAGGTCGCCAAGTACGGCCAGCGCAACGGCTGGTCTCACCGCGACCTGCTGCGTCTCGCTCACCCGGAGCAGACAGCCGAGCTGGCCAGCGTGTTTCGCTACATCGTTGCTGGCATTGACGGCGGCGGGGATCGCCACGTGGTCAGCAAAGACAAGCCGTCGCGCGAATACCCGGATCCAGGAGCGCTGCCCGGGTTCCTTCATGCCTTCGAGGAGCTGAAAGGCGCCGACGAGAAGCGAACGATCGCGCTCATCGCGGAGCACGGCTTCACGCACGAGATGATTCCCTCCGAGCACAAGAACTCGGCGGCTGTTTGGGAGGCGTTGCTTGAGAAAATGCCACCGGGTGCCCTGATTCGGAACCTCGCGAAGATGACCGCCGTTGGTCTGTTGAGGCCGATGTCGGGCGCGATCTCGCTCGTAGCCGAGCGCCTGACGAACGAGACGGCGCTCAAGAAGGCGCGCGTCCACCCGATCGCGATGCTGTCGGCGCTGAAAGTCTACCAGCAAGGCCACGGGGATAAAGGTTCCCTGACATGGTCACCGGTTCCCCAGATCGTCGACGCCTTGGATGCGGGGTTCTACGCGGCGTTCGGCGCCATTGAGCCGAGCGGAAAACGGATGCTTCTGGCGCTGGACTGCTCGGCTTCGATGACTTGGCCGTCGTCGCAGATCGCCGGGCTGAAGATCACAGCTCGGGAGGCATCGGCGTGTATGGCGCTGGTCACGGCACGGAGCGAGAAGAACTGGCACATCATGGGCTTCTCGACGTCGCTCGTCGACATCCCGATCACTCCCAGGCAGCGGCTCGACGACGTGATCCAAACCATCGAGCGCGTGCATGCCGGTGGCACCGATTGCTCATTGCCGATGCTGTGGGCGTCTGGCGCCGACGTTGGCGTGGACATGTTCACCGTCTACACGGACAACGAAACCGCTCACGGTCGCGTGCATCCGTTCCAGGCGCTGAAGGCGTACCGCGCCAAGTCCGGAATCCAAAACGCGAAGCTCGCCGTCGTCGGCTGCGTCGCGAGCAACTTCACGATTGCAGATCCCACCGACGCCGGAATGCTCGACGTTGTTGGATTCGACACGGCAGCACCGCAAGTGCTTGCCTCGTTTGCTGGAGGAGAGTAAGAATGTCGAGCGCGAGCCGAAGTCAACGGGTTACCCTTGTAAAGCACCCCGTCGGCGTTCCTTGTTCGCGCGTATGTGCTCCGTCGTCTAATGGCAGGACGCTAAAACCCGGTGTAGGTAATTTGCCCGTTCGCGGGCCGCGCTGTGCCGGTTACCATCTTCAAGGAAGAAATGCGGGTTCGAGTACCGCCGGAGCCGCCGAAGTCAGAGCCGAAGTCTACGGGTTATCTTTTTGGAAGAACCCTCCCGTTGACACCACTTGCTCGGCTTCTTGTTACGGAACCAGTAGCTCAGTTGGTAGAGCAAAAGTATTCGCGAAAGCGATATCGGCCGCTCAGTCTTTGCCCGGAAACGGGCCGCAGAATGGTCGTTACCTGGAACTTTGGGTCGCGGGTTCGAGTCCCGCCTGGTTCCCTGAGGCACGAGCCGAAGTCACGCGCTTATCAGGCTTGAAGAACGCGCGCGGCAACACTTGCTCGGCCTCAATGTGTGCGACGGGGGCTGCGTAATGGACCAAGCCGACCTCGAATACCTCGCCTCAACGCTCGCGGCGGAGCTGGACCTGCCGACGCTGCGCGACCGGTTTGCGGCGGCGGCCATGCAGGGCTTGTTGGCGTCGGCCAAAGACTTTGCGGGCACACCTGAGGACTTGGCGGCGATGGCTTACGAGCAGGCGGACGCGATGGTGGCTGAGCGCGGGCGGAAGGCGGGGAATTGATGCTGCGCTATTTCAACCAGCAATGGGACACGGTCCCGCTCGTGGTCATCGATACGGAGACGACCGGAATGCACCGAGGCCGCGATCGCGCTGTGCAGGTGGGTCTCGCTCGTTTTGAGAACGGCGCCATGGTCGCCGCCCGAGCGAGCTTCATCGACCCTGGCTTCCCGATCCCTGCGGACGCGACGGCGATTCACGGCATCACGGACATCGCTGTCGCTGGCATGCCGACAATCGAGGCGTTTTTCGACGAACCTGAAACGCAAGCCCTGCTGGTTGATGCGCAGCCGGCGGCCTTCAATGCGGAGTTCGACCGCTACTTCGTGCCACCGTTCCAGCCAGACACGTCGTGGCCCTGGGTCGACCCGCTCGTCTTGGTGAGGAAGGTTGACCGGTACGTGCGCGGCTCAAAGCGGCACCGGCTGACCGCCGCGTGCGAGCGCTACGGCATCGACTTGAGCAACGCGCACAGCGCCGATGGTGATGCCAAGGCCGCTGGCGAGCTGTTCTTCAAGCTCGGTCGAGAGAAGTTTCCGAAGGTCTACACGATGGGCCGACTCCTCAGTTGGCAGAGACAGCAAGAGGCCATTGAGTGGGCACGGTTCTCCGCATACATGGCGAGTTTGCCGCCGCGCGAGGCAGGGGTGCAGTCGTGAAAGGGCTGGTTTTGCTCGTCGTCGACGACGTCGCCGCTCGGCTCTCTCGCCCCCGACGCTGGACCAAGCAAATGTGGGGCGGCATCCGGCCGCGCCATGGCGACGAACCGATCATGACCGGTGCTCTCGACGATGCAGCCAATTGCTGGTGCATCTCGGGCGCAATCAGTCGATCGATCAGCGATCTCGGCGACCGTGGAAAGCTTGGCGGCGCCTCGCTAGCGGAGCTGCGAGATGAGATCGAAGACTTTTTGTGGGCGGTACTCAATAGCGGCGGTGAGCCCTGCGTTTCGCTCCCGAGTTGGAACGATGCGCCTGGGCGCAAGCACGAGGACGTTGTCGCGCTCCTGGTGGCGGCGTGGTTCGTGGGATCGGAGGCAGCGTAGATGGCGCTCCCGATCGGCCTGCATTTCGACATCGACCCGGATGTCTACCACGGTGATCCGGCGCCACGTCTTTCGCTCTCTGCGAGCATCGCACACACGCTGGTCGGCAAGTCGCCTCTGCATGCCTGGCTCCGTCACCCCAAGCTCGGCGGAAAGGGCAAGAAGCCCACGAAGGCCATGGACCTCGGCGCCGTCGTGCACGCGCTGCTGCTCGGCAAGGGCAAGCAATTCGCGGTGATCACGAACCCGAACGCGGACAAGCTTGACCCGAAGACCAAGGAGCCCGAGGGCGAGTTCGAGGACTTCAAGAAAAAGGCTGCCAAGGAAGCCCGCGACGCCGCGCGAGCAGAGGGCAAGGTCCCGCTGCTGCTTCACCAGGTCGAAGAGGCCAAGGCCGTCGCCGACGCCATCGCGGCGAGACTTTGGTCGGAGTTTCGGATCAAGCTCGACGGCCGCAGCGAGGTAGCGGCGATCTGGGAAGAGGACGGCGTCATGTGCCGTGGAGCGCTCGACCACTTCAAGGAATCGGAGGCGCACATCCTCGAACTGAAGATCGTCCGGTCTGCGCACCCGAAGGCCTGCCAATCGCATCTCGTTGGATTCGGCGGCGACATCCAGGCGGCCGCGTACATGAGCGCGATTGCCAAGCTCCGGCCGGCGCTGACTGGACGGGTCAAGTTCACGTTCCTGTTCTGCGAGGCTGAAGAGCCTCACGCCATCACTCCGGTCATCGTCAGGGGCAGCATGCGCGAGCTCGGCGAGCGCCGCTGGAACCGTGCAAAGCCACTCTGGGCGGAGTGCGTGCGCACCAACCGCTGGCCCGGATACGTGACGGAGCCGATCGCTGTGGAGGCGCCGGCGTGGGCCATGTTCGCGGAAGAAGACGCCGCATTTTCAAACTTTGGAGGGCCGCGCGACGAGCCGGAAGGTCCGAGCGACTCGGCGCCCTCGAATGGAGAACACGATGGGTACGGATCAGAAGGAATCGACGGGATCTTCTAGACGGTTCACGATCGAGAACGCGGAGCGCACCACGCTGCCGCTGTTTCTCGGGCTAGTTGGACCATCGAACACGGGCAAGACCTACTCGGCGCTGCGGCTGGCGACGGGTATTCAGAAGGTGACAGGTGGGAAGATCATCGGCATCGACACCGAGTCGAAGCGGATGCGGCACTACGCGCCGCTACCAGGCCAGAAGCCGGACCCACTCAATGGCAAGTTCGACTTCAAGCACATGGAGTTCCGGGCGCCGTTCGATTCTCTCGACTACCTAGCCGCCATCGAGCAGGCCGTCGCTGCAGGCGCAAAGGTCGTGATCGTGGACAGCATGAGCCATGAACACGAGGGCCCAGGTGGCGTGCTGGAGCAGCACCAGGCAGAGACGCAGCGCCTCGCCAAGCTTTGGAAGGTGCCCGAGAGCAAGGCACAGATGTCCGCATGGGGTCCAGCGAAGGCCAAGCGCCGTCGCCTGATCAACACGCTGATGCAGATGCAGGTTCACGCGATCTTCTGCTTTCGTGCGAAGAAGAAGCTCAAGATCGTCAAGGGCCAGGACCCAGTCGAACGTGGCTTTCAGCCTATCGCCGGCGAGGAATTCATCTACGAGATGATGCTCAAGTTCCTGTTGCTGCCAGGCGCGCGCGGCGTTCCGACGTGGGATCCACAGCACGAGGACGAGCGCGACATGGTGAAGATTCCGGGACAGTTCGAGTACCTGTTCCGGGATAGCTCGCCGCTCAGCGAGGACATCGGCGAGGCGCTTGCTCAATGGGCAGCTGGCGGCGATGGAGCGGGACTCTACGCGCAGATCGCAGCATCGATCTCGGTAGCCAAGACCATCGAGCAACTGCGCGACGTGTGGCCACGTCTCGAGGATGTGAAGAAAAAGAAGTCTTTACCGCCGTCCTCATACACGGCGCTCAAAGAAGCCCTGGAGACGCGCAAGAAGGCAATCGAGTCAGGCGCGGCGGATGTCACAACTGCAGACGACGGCACTGTGCCACCCGACCAAGAGCCACCGATAAGCGAGCGCGAGCGCGAACCCGGCGACGACGACGAGCCGAGCGACGGGGAGGCCGCCGCCCAGTGATCCACCACCCCGCCACCACTTCGGAACAGAAGCGGAGAGGTGGCGGGGTGCCAGGACTTCTGGTCCGACCTTTAACGGTCGGGTTCAGAAGAGGGCGAGCGAGCTGGCGTGTCCCCCGCTGGTTCGCAGGCCCCCTTCTGAATTTCGGAGACCTAGCATGATCATCCACAACCTATTTCTCGGCACCTACCCAGCCAGCGCGACCGTTCGCGTCGTGCGCGCTGATCTCGGTGCGACTTACGGCAAAGAATGGCAGACCAGGAACGTCACGCGCTGGATCGACAACGACTACCGCTACCATCGCGAGGATCGGACGCCCTGCTTGGCCATCGACGCCAAGCTCTGGGACTTACTCGATAGCGGTCTCGGCTTTCTGGAGGGGGCATTCCATTGCCGAGATTGCGGCGCGGTCGAGCGCAACCGTTGGCTTGAGCACGTGCGGGCACACCTGCTTTCGGTGCGCCTGTGTCACGACTGCAACTACTGGCAGGAGCGGCTTGATGGGCTCGCCGGCGGTCGCGTCGCCATCATTGATGCGCGCGCCTACTTCATCGACGAGGACAAGCCTGCGGGTTACCAGGGCTTTCTCGGCTTCGGGGGCTCGCGCCACGATATTGCGTTTAAGGACGGGCGCACCGTCACCACCAAAAACCTCTGGTTCAACGGCGACGTGCCCGAGCACTGGCGAGCGCGCCTGCCCGATAACGCGCGCTTCGTGAAGCGGGACAAGCAACCGCAGCCTGGACACGATCGCTTCACGGGAGACGGACCATGACCCCCACCACCCGAATCTTCACCACCCTCCTTGAAACGGTCGCGCGCGCACACGATCTCGACACCGAAGCTCTAACGACGGAGGCGCAGTGGCCACCAGCGCCCATCCGCGAAGCCCGCGCCATCGCTTGCTTGGTCGCCGTCGACACGCTCGGGCTATCGCTCCGCCAGGTCGCTCGCCTCATGCAGCGAGACCCCAAGGCGATCCAACGCTCCGTGGCCGTGCTTCGGGAGCGGCTCGCAGCCCAGCCTGTCCTGCAACACGTGGTCAAGCAGGTGTCGGCGGAGATCAAGGCGCAGATCCGTGACTTGGATGTTTTCGAACGAGGAGCCGCCGAATGACGCAAGCCAGCGCCCGCCGTTACCCCACTGACCCCGACCCATCCCAGGTTGAGCGCTCCAACTGGGCCGAGATGTGCCGCGAGCAATTCGACCTGCCGCCGACTTATCTGGCGATGCTGGTAATGATCGCCGCCTACGAGGACGCGACTGGGCAGCCGATGCCGGTCGCGGAGATGCGCCGCGTTGCTCCGGGGCTCACGGGCATCTACCGGATCGACTACTGCGACGGGCCGAGCGCGTTGTTTCGGCTCGGGCTGGCTAATCGGGTTGGGCGGCAGATCGAGAGGGCGTATTCCATGACGGCGAAAGGGCGGAGGAGGTTGGTGAGATAATGGAGCCGCAACAAAAGCCCGGCAAGTCCAAACAGGACTACGGCACGCCGCCAGAATTCCTGGCCGCCATCGCTCGCCAGTTCGGCCCCATCGATCTAGACCTTGCGTGCCGGACCGACAACATGGTCGCGCCCTACGGCATCGCCGAAAATCAAGGCCTGGATGCGCTCTCCGTGGACTGGGCGAATCCCATGTACTGGTCGAAGTCCGACAACGTCGTCGTCTCCGGCGACCACATCCGTGTCGCCTTCTGTAACCCGCCGTTCGGAAACATCCGACCTTGGGCAGCAAAGGTCGAGTCATGCCGCTGGCTATCTCGCTGGACGCTGCTGTTGGTCCCTGCTTCGATGGGCTCGCAGTGGTGGGCAGACCACGTGCTCGGGAAGACGATGGCTTACGGCGTGCCACGCATGGCCTTCTGTGGCGACGACGGCCATCCGCTCGACTTGTACCCAAAGGACTTAGCGCTCGTGGCTGCAGGCTACGGCGTTGCGGGTACGGGGTACTGGGACTGGCGAAAGGTGGCAGCGTGAAGATCGTCGCCTCCCGTTGCCACGCATGCGGTGCCACCTGTTTGGGTGCCGCTCGACGCAACCACTGTTACCCCTACCGTCTGCTTGACCGCGTCGATGTCTATCTCGCTGCCAGCGGCACGCTGCGACGCGCGATCGCCTACAAACCACACAAGTGCCGCACGGAGGGCGAACAAGCGTTGCGCAATCAGTTGTCGGCGAACCTTCGGGAGCTTGCGACTCAGGTGAAGGAAGGGAGCGGAACATGAAGCGCTGTGCCATCTTCTGGGAAGGCCAAGGCTGGTGGCTCTGCGAGCTCCCGGCCGCAGGCAAGCATTCGCAAGGCCCGCACGACTCACTCGATCGCGTCATCCGTGCGGCGCACGCCGCAGGCTTCGAGATCGACCGCGTGCAAGCGACGCGCGGTCAGCTGCCGGGGCCGGCGAGAACGGAAGGTGTTGATGGCCACCAAAGCGCGTAACCCCACCCCCTGGCGCATCCCCCGATGCCGCAAGTGCGGGGTCCACGTTGGCGGGCTGGAGTGGCTGTGTCGGGTCTGTGAGGCGGAACAGGAGGAGAGCGAAGATGATGAGTGAAGCGAAGTTCAAGGTCGGTGACCGGGTTCGAGTTGTGGGGCTGCCGAGTTCGGACTGGTCGATGAGGATTGGTCAGGAATTCGTCGTTAGCCTCCTCGACTACCGAGGCGCTCATATGACAGTGACGTACGGGACGCACTTCATCCCGCTGGACTGCATCGAGCTGGCCGAGCCGGCGACGGAGGCGAAGGCGCCGGAGCCTGTGCGTATGCCCATCGCGCAAAGGATTGCAGCAAGGCGAGCTGAGAAAACCAAGCCCGCCGTCAAGGTCGACCCATACGAGCAGCACCGGAACGCGCTGAAGGTGAAGTTCCATGTAACTAGCGAAAGCGACGCCTCGCTTGAGGCAAACATCGCGCGCCGCTCTGCTCACGACGATGCTGTCACCGGCCGCCGCGCCCGCCTCATCGCCGCCCTAGCCCAAGAGCTTCGCCGCCCCGCGCCGGTGAGGTTCCCGCACCCGGGGCGTAACTTCGAGCTGAAGGACTGAAGTGATGGCGAACGAAGCGAAACCACGAGAGCTGTGGGTTCTTGAATCGCGCCCATCGATGCAACTGCCGCGGTCGATACACGCCACCAAGCGCGCAGCCGAAGAGTGCGCTTACCCCGACGAGGAGCCGGTCCGCTACATCCCAGCTCCGCCCACCAAGCCCGAGGTGGTCGACGGGGAGGTGACACCCGAGCAGCGCGGCGCGGCGGCGGTCATCATCGACGAGCTGGAGCGAATAGCCGACGCCGGGGCTGTCTGGAGCCAGGTTCAGGAGCAACTCGCCGAAGCGCTTCGAGATGCCGAAGCCCGCGGTTTCGCAGCTGGCCGCGCATCGGTGACTGCGGTGGATGGTGACGAATACGCGAGCCCTTCCGTGTGGGCCGAGCTTCGCGGACTCTACGAGATTGCCAAGAAAGCTTGGGCTGTCCGCACCTGCGAAAGCCCAGATGCGCCAGGCGAGCTGGACGAGGCGCTCGACTTCTATGCGAACGTCGCGCACCCTGCGCACCTAGCCCGCATCGTGAAGCCGGTGCCGTACCCGGCTGGCCGCGCATCGGTGACGGCGAAGGCTGAGGGGTGGAAGTCGCTTACCGGGCCATGCGGCGTCATCAACGTTGACGAGGCGCAGACGTGCTTGTTTGCCATCCAGGTCAGCACCAACGGTGCGCCCTTGCGGTGGGAGTACTTCGTCGATGCTGTGGTCTGGGATGCTGAGACCGACCCGGACTGGAGCGACGGCGACCACGGCTGGAGTCTTGACGACGGTATCTGGTTCAAGCCTATCGGAGCCCCTCCCGCCCCAGCCGACACCGAACTGAAGGGGGAGACGTGAGCGACCCGTGCAAGCGCTGCGGTGGCCTCGACGACCACAGCCACGACCTGACCGACTGCTGCGCGAGGCTAATCGTGCGAGCGCGCGAGGCGGAGCGAGAGCGAGACTGGTTTGCTGGCTGGCTACTGCGACACAAGTACTCGCTGCCGCAGGGCCACAGGGACGAGGCCTTGCGACGCGCCGAGAGCCGCCTACCCAAGCCCGCAAAGGGCCCACGCTGATGCCGACACGTCGGCCCGAAACGCGACGCAAGATTCCGAACTACTTCGGCGACTACCACGAGCTTCGGCTTGATGGCGTCAACGGCTGGTCAGTCGGCTTCTATTGCCCGCAGTTGAAGCGCTGGGACTGGGAGCGCCTGCAATCTGATTACCGGGTCGGCAAGAAGCTGGAGGCGGCAGTCAAGGTCGCCGCGGTGAAGCTGATGCGAGAGAGCGCCACGAGGCAGGAGACGGAGCTAGCGAAGGCTCTGCAAAAGGTGCAGCAGCTGCGCCGTCAGGCGGACGGTATCGAGTCCGGGCGACTCGACTGGAGCGCGCTCTGATGCCGACACGGACGCCATTCATTGCCGATGAACGAACGCTGAAGTGGTGCGTTCGGCAGGTGCGCCAGCATGCTCGCGATGAGGACGGTATGCACTTCTTCGCGCTCCAGCGCGCCGCGGATCAGTTGCTCGACCGGGCACCGCGCCTCACCAAGCAGCCCCGAAAGCCCACCAAGACGAGGAAGCGATGAAAACTCCTTACATCCTAGGTGTGCCAATGCGACGAGTCCGCCCGCTGCGCTTCAACACCTGGACTTGGGCGCCTCGGCCGCGCTGCTCCAGACACCTGAGCGTCAACATCTTCCCGATGCTTGGCCAGCTCAAGCTGCGGATCTGGATGCTGGGCGAACCGGTGTGCCTAATCGAGCGCGACGTTGCCTCGGTTGAGGAAGGCGCGCGCTGGGCCGACAAGAAACTCCGTGGGCTGCTGAAGGCACTGGGGGTCGTGGAGTCATGACCTCAACCAAACCAAGCGAGCCCTCCGACGAGGGGAAGGGTGGGCCTATCGACTGCCAGCGCGGCAGGCTCCGAGTTCAGCTGCGAAGCGGGTCCTGCTATTGGCCTCACGACGACGCAACGGTTGCCGACATCATCGGTGCCGGCTTTGTGCCCGTCGATAAGCATGACCGCGTCGCCGAGGAGCTGAAGGGCCAGCTCACCGAAGCGCAAGCCGAGCTCGAACGGGCACGCCAGCTCGTTTCTGAGTGGGCCGACGTTGCCAACTGGCTCAAGAGTTGCGGCTGGCACCTGCCGAGTTTCGTGCTCTCACGCATCGGAAACTTGGAAGCTCACATCAAGGGAGAGCCAGCAACCCCACCCTCGCCACCCGCAGCCGTCGAGGCAAAGCCGGAGCCACACATCCAAACCTCACCGTTCCGGCAGGTGGCGGAGGCGTCGGAGGTGGACCCGTTCGATGGGCGCCACCAGCTCGCCAGGAATTGTGAGTGCATTAAATGCTGGGGCAAGTGCAACTGCGGGCGTGAAAGGACCTCCGTTCACGAGCCGCCGTGCCCTGTCGCTGGCCCGTGTCCGGGCTCGGAGCCATCATCCCCAGCTCAGGAGCAACCCGCCGGCCCCAACATCGTCGACACCGTCAACGGCTACCTAAAGCGCGCAGCCCTGGAGCCGCACGAGCCGGCGCTGGACTACGTGATTGATGCCGTGCTGGAACTGGCCGCAGCGGTGCAGGAGAGGCGCCAGTGAGCAAGCCCAAGAAGCCAACCAAGGCCCAGCTGCTCTACGCCGCACAGGCTGTCTTTGAGGCCCGCGTCATCGTCGAGCGGCACCTACAGCAGCCTGAAGGGAGTCTCGATGCCAAGCTTCGGGAATTGGAGATGAGCTACTACAGGCACGCTGATGCGGAAAGGCGAGGCGGCAATGAGCGAGGGTGAGAGATGTCCACCCGGTCTCTGCGCCATGGCCAGCGGCGGCGAATGCCTGAGGCAAACCATCGCCTCCCTCGAATCCGCCCTTGCCGCAGCCCAGCTCGAGAACGAGGCGCTGAGTCGGGTCATGGCGGCGGCGCAACCCATCGTGAAGTGGATCGCCGACAACTACGGCGAGAGCGTTTGCGATGAGCTGGACCACTGGGACTTGGCCATCGCTGGACTCGACGCCCTCCGCTCCGGGAAGCCCCGGGAGGAAGCGGCGGAATCAGAGCCGGAAAAGCCGGCGACTACTTCACAGTGACAGAAGCGAGCGACATATGAGCCAGCCAAGCCTGCCTAAGAAAGTTGCCGTCGAAGTGCTCGAAGCGCTTGGATGGGATCACGACAGTCCGATCGCGCGTACTGTGCTTGTGACGGCACTGGACGGACTGTCGCGCGACGCTAAAGACGATCTGATCCGGTTTCTGTCCGCGCGACCCATGTGCGCATGCGGTGCCGCGAGCGATCCCGACTACACGAACGGCGACCACGATGATGGTTGCCCGGCGAAGATGCCAACTCGGGAAACCCCGGCGCATGTGTGCGTGCGGTGCGATAGCTCTTTCGGCGTTTTCAAGGCGAACTATCTCTGTCCAACCTGTTCGAACGATTGACAACGGAGCAAGTAGGCGATGAGGATCACCAAACGAAAGAAGCGTAACGAGTACCCGCCGAGCTATGAGATCTGCGTGGACGGTGTCGTTATTGGCCACGCTCACGGCGCGCAAGGCGTTCCCGGCTGGTACGTCGGCAGCGAGTACTACTCTGTCCCGCGCCTCAATTCGTGGGCGTCGCACCTGAGCTACGACTCGTTGGCGTCGGCACTTGAGGGCGCGTTGAGCTACGTCAAGCGCCACGCCAAGGCTCCCGGGAAACCCCAGGCCGAAACGGTCGTTCTGGCCGATGAAACCGAGTACGGACGCTAGACCGAGCGTGAAGCAGCTAGCCCCTCGGCTCTGGATCTCGCCCCGTGCCCAGGTACGGGCACCGCGGCGAGTGCTCTAGCCGCCCGGGCGACAGGCCCTCGCGGATGTTCTCACAGCGCCCGCACTCCCAGGTCGACTCCTGCGGCACCATCCTCCCCGTCGTCAACGTAGCCGCGGGCCCGCTCGGTGGAGGCATCGGCTTTGGCTCCGGGCTCAGCGGCTCGCCCCCGATGCCTGGCATCTTCAGGTCCTTGTTCCAGGGTGGCTTCTTGGGGCGGCGGGGCATGGGCGGAAGGGTAGCGCGGAGTAGGATTGGCGCATGCGACTGAACCTAGCCAACGGCAACGCTGTCCAGATCGGCGGTGACTACGGAGGCGAGCCGCCATACGCGGGGCTCTCCCGAACATGGTTCAATCGCTCGCTTTGGGACGCCTGCGGCAACTCAGCAAAGAAGAAGGAGGCTCTGCTGGATGAAGTGCGCCGCCTTGAGCCACTTCGAGGTCATCCTTTGCTCGGCCGCCGAGTCGAGACTCAGGTCGCTGCGCTGCGAGCCGTTGGGCGTAGGCGCATTCCGGCTGGTCAGAACACCCCAAGGCGAGGGCGAGATGTTCGAGACCTTGGTGGCGGAGCGCTTGTCAATGACCGTCTTCGCCTGCCATGGCGTCGAAAGTTCGCAACTCGGCGCCAGCGCCCGCCGATAGGTAACCGCCGGCCGCACCCGCCTCGAAGCGCAGACGCAAAGGGGTAGGGTTGCGTGCCGGCGCGTTGGCCACAAACGCAAAAAGCGCCGACCACCCGCGAAGGTGATCGGCGCCAGGGGCGGTTAGGTTGTTAGGGCTACTTCTTCGCGCGCAGCCTTCGTTGAAACACCGCGCAGCAGTCCCGACACGTGGCCTGGTTCACGCTGCCGCGATCGTCACGAACTGCCGGCGGAACCGTGTCGGATGCCGGCTCGCCGCCGCGCTCGCACAGGTCCCACCGGCGGCCACATAGGGCGAGGAATGGCTGTAGCGAATCCTGCACGTGGACGGCAGGCTTGCGGTGTTCGATCACGGCGCCTTCCGCAGAATCAGTTGCGGCCCCGGGCAGACCTTGCCGGGCGCGCACAAAGGCGTGTACGGCTCGAGGTCGTTCGGTTCGGGGTCGCCTTCGACCTTTGGGTATTCGATGCCTTGCAGTCGGTCGAGCTCGCGGCGGTTGTGGTAGTCTAGCGACTCCAACGCAGTGACCTCGCGCAGTGCTACCTGCCGAGGTCGTGGCCCAAAGGAATGAGGTTCCAGTGGACGAAAAGACGATCGCACGATTCTGGAGTAGGGTCGACAAAACTGGCCCCGTGCTGCGACAGGAGCTTGGCCCATGCTGGACGTGGACAAGATGTGTCGATTCGTACGGTTACGGACGTTTCTGGAGTGGTCCCCGATGGACTCGCTCGCGCATAAAGGCCCATCGTCTCGCGTTCTTCTTGGCGTACGGGCGATGGCCGATGCCGTGCTGTCTTCATCACTGCGACAACCCCAAGTGCGTGAGGGCCTCACATCTGTTTGAAGGCACGCGCACGGAGAATGCTGCCGACCGTGACCGTAAATGTCGACAAAACAGGGGCGAGCTCAACGGCCACGCGAAGCTGCGTGAGACGGACGTGGTTGCTATCCGCGTGGCTTTAGCAGCAGGCAGTAGCCAGAGAGATCTCGTTCGACGCTACGGCGTTTCGCCGGCAACAATCAGTCGCGTTGCAAATGGTGGCGGCTGGAATCACGTCAAAGTGGGCGAGTCAGGATTAGCTGTGGGCCCGGACAAACCTTGCCGGCCGAGCACAATGGCGCGTAGGGCTTGAGATCCTCTGGATCTGGATCGCCTTCGCGTTTAGGAATCTCCACACCCTGCAGCCGCATCAGCTCGCGCAAGTTGGAGCGCAGTTGTCGGAACTCACGCTCGCTTGTAGCGGCGTCCTTGATCTTGGTCTCGGCCTTCGCCTCGACGGCGTCGGCGCGCGCGTTCGCTTGGGCGGCCTGGGCGGTGGACCGCTCGATCTTGGTGGTCAGCGCCTGGATGTAGGCGGTGAGCGGCACGCCGAGCAGAGCCAACAGGGCCGCCAGCCCGAGCAGCAGCTTGGTCAGTGCACTCCGGAGTGCCTTGGTCGACCCTTCGCCGGCGCCGCTCTCCGGCGCCTTGCTGGGCCGCTCCTGGGCGACGATGACGGGCGACTGGTAGGGGCCGGGGCCCTGAGACTCCAGTTGCACACGGTGCCGGCGCTCGGCCTCCTGGGCGCGGGCCTCGGCCGCCGCGATCTTGGCCTCCGCGGCTTCCGCGCGCCGCCGCAACGCCTCCCGGACGGTCTCGTCGGGGTCGCCGCTAACCGGTGGCAAGGAGCCCCCTGGCCGCCCTGCTGCCGCGCCCGGCGCCGGCAAGGTGTCCACGGGCGGCGGCGGGTCGGTTCGCCTGGCCAAGGCCACGGCAGAGGGCGGCGTGGGCAGGCGCCAGGTCTTCTTGAGCGGCGGATCTGCCGGCGCTGGCAGCGTCGGCGCATATTCGCCGCTCGGTCGCTGGGCGCCGATGCCTACCAGCGTGCTCTTTCGCGGCACCGGCTGGACGGCCCCATCTACGCCTGGATGGTTGACGGCCCCTCGTTCCGGCTGGTCCGGCGTGAGAATGCTCGGCAACTCAGGCCGGCTAGGCTGGCGCGGCCGCGCTCCACCGCCGGGCGGCTTTTCCGGCAGGGGCGGAGGTGGCATGGTGCGTGGCTAGCTGGTCGCGTCGGCCTGCGCAGCGGCGGCAAGCACGTCGTTGATGGCGATCAGCAGGTCCGAAAACTCGAACGGCTTGAGTAGAGTGCGCAAGCCCGTGGCCTCGGCCCGACGGGTGCCGACCTCGGACAGGTGCCCGGTCATCAGCAGGCAGCGCGTGCGCGGCATGCCTTGGCTCTCCAGCCAGGTCACGACGTCGAAGCCGTCGTCGTCACCGAGCTTGATGTCGACGATCGCTAGGTCGGGGGCGCGGCCAGAGGCGGCTACCACCGCTTGAGTCTCCTCGAGCGAACCAGCGACCAACGTGTTGGCCCCGTGCTCGCGTGCCATCCTGACGATGATCCGCTGCAGGTGCTCGCTGTCCTCGGCGACGAGCATGGTCTTGCCGTCGAGCAGGCGGCGCTCGGGGGCCGAGTACCCCTGCAAGAGCATGAGCGTGGTGAGTGCGCTGTTGAGGTTGCTCAGCTCGTTGACGATCCGCGAGAGCTCCCGGTCCTGTTCGTCGTTCCGGGCCTCGACGGTCAGGAGCTTTTCAGCCACGCGCGAGACCCGAGTCGATAGGTCCCGAATGGGCTTCCCTGCAAGGGTGTCGATCGCGGCCGACAGCTCGGCGACGATCTCCGCCCGCATGCGGTTCGAGCGGGCGTCATGCAGGAGCGCGAGTCGACCGTCTGGGTCGAGCAAGTCGTGCTCGCGCTCTTGCGCGGCCTGGTACATGCGCAGGAGCTGGTCGATGCTGGCTTCGCGGATCGGCTCGCTGAGCTGCGGGACCTTGCCGGCCCTTGGGATGATGGGCCCTGGGCTGGCGTTCGGATTGGTAGCGTCCTCGGCAATCGGAGGCGGGGCCACGTCCGTTGGCGTATCGCGGCGGTCGGTTTCGTCCATGGGTATCAGCTGAAGACGTGGGCGGGTGTGAGTGGCGGTGAGAACTTGCGCGAGCATGGACGGGCCTCCGTCATGCGGCTGGTGCGGGATCTGTGCCGGGCTTCGGCTGGGCTAACAGGGCGCGCCAGGAGCGCTCACCGCAGATCCCGTCAGCAACGAGCTTGCTGCTTTGCTGAAAGATCCTGAGTGCATCGAAGCTGCGTTGACCGAACTGCCCGTCGACCTTCAGCGGTGGAAACGCGCCGTGCTTGTTCAGGGCCTGCTGCATTAGCTCCACAGCGGGACCAGTTGCGCCGCGCTTCAATGTCGCGTGCACGTTGACCGCAGAGGCTGCGAGGTCGGCAGGCAGCGCCTCATGTAGGGCAATCGCCTGCTGCCGGATCGAGCGCTCCACGGCAACGTGATGATTGCGGATCCGATCCTCGATGGTCTTGCCGTGGCCTTCGTAGTAGCCGCTCGCATGGAGGCCGCGAGAGAACCCAAGCGTGTCGCCCTTGCCGGCCGGAATCAGCGCGAGCTTGTCGCGGCCGCGGTTGAGGTACACGACCTTGACGAGATCGATCGCTCCCTCGATTGGCGTCGCGTACTTGCGGAACTTGGTGACGTACGGCTTGCTCGAGCCGTCGGGCTGCGGAGACGTATCCGTGTAGAGGAATGTTGGCCCGTTCCACCCGGAACCAGCCTGAATTGCGCCGTAGTTGTTGGAGCCGGCACCGGCAGGCTTCCAGCCGTCGCCGTACGATGACTCGAGCCAAGCCACAGCTTGGAGGCATTGGAGCTCGGGCGTTGAGGCGTCCCGGCCGAACACGCGCGCGAAGGCATCGCGGAGCAGGAGGCGCATTTCGGCGTGCTTCATCGTTTCCCCACGAACGCCCACGCGGCCAGGCTTCCCAGCACCTGCACGAGCGCGATACCGGTGCGGATCTTGTCGAGCGTCCAGCGCATCAGCCGCGGCTCTTCGCGCCAGCCTCGTAGGCCGCGTCGATGGTCTTCTTGGCCGCAATGGTCTCAGCGGTGACGCGGGCCTCGCGCTCGGCTGCCTCGGCGTCGCCGTTCAGGAGATGCCCCACGAGCCGACCCAGAGAGTCGAAGGCTTCGGCAGGGACCTTGCTCAAGAGCATGAGTAGCTGGCTCATCGGCATTGCTCCTTTCGGTCGTCGAGCTTTTGGTTGCAGGCGATCATGGGCGCGCACTGATCCTTGGGGACACCGGCGGCGCCGCAGCTGTAGGCCTCGACGCTGCACTCGGCGGTGAGCTTGGCGAGCGTAGCGGCGTCGCAGGGCGCTTTGGCTGGAGGGGCGTTCCCGGGGCAGGCGGCGAGCGCGAGCAGCGCCAGCAGCGCCAAAAGCCCGAGCGCCCTCACGACACACCTGCCGGCTTTGGCGCCGTTTCCAGGACGCCCTTGACCTTGGCGCCGATCACGGCTCGGGCCTTCGCCACCTCCGCTTCGAGCTTGGCTCGGAGCAGCGCCTCGAGCTCAGCTTCGTCCTTGAAGCCCAGGATCTTCAGAGCGCTAGACTTTCCGTTGGCGCCCAGGTTTTGCTTGAGCTTATTGAGCGCCTGCGCCTGCAGTAGGTCGACGTCTGAACGGTCGAGCTTGCCATCGGCAGAAAGCTCCCGAAGCTTGGCCACCACCGTCTGCTCGAGCTCGAGCACGACGTCGCTGGCCTGCTCGGATAGACGCAGCAGCATCCCGCGGGCCTGCTCGCTCTTCACCTTCGAGCGGATGACGGCCAGCAGCCAGCTGGCAGCGAGGCCCAGCAGCGACAAGACGGCGGGGAGGATGATGGCCAGCGCTTGCTGGAGCGGGGAATCGGGGGCGGTTGCTTCTTGCATGAGGCTTCTTTCGGAAAAGTCACCGCGCGCGCAGGCCTCGGCTGGGAGATCCTGGCGAGCGCGGCGGTGAGGTCAGTGGGCGGCGATAAGGACGTAGCCGGACAGATCCCAGGTGCGTCCGCCAACGGTGGTCACCCGCACGCGACTCGTGTACGTGACCCCTTCAGTCCCGCTCCGCCAGCGCGCGGACACGATACCGTTCTCATGCGCGAACAAGTCGAGCGTCAGAGCGGCATCCGAGCTGTTCTCTAATTCCACGCTATCGATCTCGTCGATGGTGTCACCCACGAGCGCGAGCGTCTTAGAGAAGTCAAAGTTGATAAAATCTACCTCGTTCGGGTCCTTCGGAGCGAACGTCCGCGGCGTCCCCCCGTAGCCATGCACGACCGTGCGACCAACGGGCGCGCGCACGAACACTGCCTCAGGCTCGGGAGTCGGCGTGGCCTCCTCGAAGGCATCGAATAGCAGAAGGCCCATGGCGATCCTCAGTCGTCGAGCAGAGCGAACTCGTCGTCAGCGCTGGGCGCCGCCGTGAAGCCGTCGGTGAAGCTCAGCGCTTTCGTGGTGCCGTTGTAGCCCGTGCACTTTCGCACCTGACCAGCGAGCACACCGCTTTGAAAGCGCACCAGCTTCCCCTTGTGGGCGTCGTTGATCGCCGACGTGAGCGTCGTGACGAATGACGTCGCGGTTTGCCCAGTCCCGGCGACAGCGAATGTTGCCTGCGGGTCCATCACGCCCGAGGTGACCTGGGGCCGCATGTTGGTCTTGGTGATCAGCACGGTCAGCCAACTGCACCTGGTTTCCGCAGCCGTGAGGGTGAGCGTGTAGATGCCCGTGCTCCCGAGCTCCGTTGGCGCGTTCGTGGCGGCCGCAAAGGCGCCTCCGTCTTTGCTGATCTGGACGTCGCTAGCCAGCAGCGAGAGACCGCTACGTAGCGCCCCCGTGCTGACGGTTGAGTCGTACGCCGGGAAAGTGATGGCTTGCTGTTGTGCTCGTCTCATGGGTCGTTCCTTAGCCACGCCCAAAGCGCAGCGAGCCAACTCCGGCGCCAGGAGTGCCAAAGCCAGCGGTGCAGATCCCGTAGTTCGCGGCCCGTCAGCGGAGTCGCCTCCGGATCCCGCACCCACAAAGCGTCGATCGTGATGTCTGCAAACTTCATAGGGTTCCGTCCGCTGCCTTGATCGACGTCACGAACCTCGGACCAATGAGCGCCATGGCTGCTGCGGTGGCGTGCAGGTTGTCGCCCTGTACGTACGTGCCGCCTGTCAGGTCGGACCAGCTCAGCGCGTAGGCGTTCGCGTCGGCCGTATCGTTCGCGTCGATCGCCGCGTTGATGGTGTTTAGATCCGCAAGCACGATACCGCCGCCCGTTTGTGCCGGGTTGAGCTTCATCATGTGGAACGGAATGTTTGCGGCGGTGAGCCCGAAGGCTTGCGCGGCAAAGCGCCGAATGTACGCCTTGATCGCGGTTAGGTTCGCCGCGTACTGGCCGGCTACAGTCGACCCCGCAGCTGCGTCGTTCTCGCCCTGCCACCAAGTGCATTGAACGGACGGCGCGCCGCCGAACCGTGCCTTAGCCATGAACACGTTGCGGCGTACTTCGCTCGGCAGGTTGGTGGAGTAATAGCCCTGGAGGTTGTTCGTCGGGCCCGCGCCGTTCTGCCCACCCCAGCTGGTCCCGGCGTTCGTCGCGCCTTGACCAACGCCGGCCATGTGGTGCGGTTTCGCGAAGCTGCCCCGCTGGATGTAGTGCTGAGCACCATGCACAGTGCCGCGAAGTTCGAGCGATTGCAGCCCCACCGGGTCAACGGCGGTGTTATTCACGCTGCGCATCGCCTCTTTGACTTGCGCGTCCGGGAGGCCCGCGACGGCGCCGGTAGCGATACCGTTCGCTAGCGAGTTGCTCTGGCCGAAGTTGAGCAGCAGCAGATAGTCGACCGACGACGAGTAGAGCGGGGGCGTGTTGTAGGCGCCCATCACGAAGTTGTGCAGCTCGATGCCTTCGGCTTCCGTGAGCGGCGCCGCGGCTGGGTCGCGAACCCAGATCGCGAAAATCTCGGCGTTCAAAAAGTTGACGATAGAACCGCCGTTGTCGTGTGCGCCGATCGTCCACGTGTTGATCGCCTGCGTACCGACGTTGGCTTGGAGCGTTCCGTCCGCGTCGATCGGGTCCAGCTCTTCGTTGCGGCGGAGAGTCGTGTCGGTGCCCGAACCGTTGTTCTTGACGCACACGCGCACCATCTGCTGGAGAGTGTTGTTCGCGTTGTGGGCAAAGTTGTTCGGCGTCGACTGGTGCGTGAAAACGTAGGCACCCGCAGCGAAGGATAGGATCTTCCGCGGCGTAGTGCTGCTGGTGCTGCTCCCAGCCGCAATTGTATTGCTCGCGTTCGTAGTGGCGTTTTTCTTGTACCAGATGACATATTCGAATGCCGAATCGTCGCCAGCTAACATCGTCGCAAGCGCGTTCAGGCGCATGTATGCGCTCGTGCCGTTGAGCGTGATCGACTTGCGGTTACCCTCCGGAGTCACCCAGCCGCTGGCGTTCAGGGCGCCGTTGACGATCGTGGGATTGCCCTGCGAAAAAATATCCGCGCGCGGAGCCCACGTGCTGCCGTCAGCGATGTCGTCACCCAGCAAGAAGTAGCCGCACTTTGCGGCGACGGGTACCGTCGGCGCGGTGTACGTCGCCGCAGAGCTGTTCGTTACGGCCTGAGCGACCAGCGCAGCCGCGTTGTTCCCCGCGACGTCACGGACCGGATTCACGCCAGGCGTGTACGAAACAGTGACGGTCTGCCCGACGAGTATCGGCTGGCTGGTGGCCAGCGTGATCACCGCGCCCGAGCGTCCCGCCGAAACGAGCACGGCCGGCGTGCCGCCCAGCGAGTAGTCATTCTGGCTGGGCGTGCTGGCGCCCAAAGTCTCGTTGTACGTGAGCGCGATCGAGAGTCCGTCCGCGGCGACGACGGCGCTGGAGAGCGTGGGCGCCGTAACGTCGGGCGCGGCCTCGCTCCCGCGAAAGCCGATGCCGCCACCGAATCCTAATCCTCCGAAACGCATGTTGCTTTCTCCACACGACAAGGTGAGCAAGTAGAGGCAGAGGGCCCGTCGACGCATTTCACAGCGGGTGGCCCAGCTTGAGGTAGTGCTCTGCCTCAGCGCGCTCGGCGCCCGACAGTGCTCCCGCGTAGACCAGTATCCCGCCCAGCACCATGTGCGTTAAGCCGGATAGGCCAATGCGGCGGATGCCGCCCACGGAGAACGTGTCGAGCGTCGTCGCGCCCACGTCGCTGTCCGCGGCTGGGGTGCTCACGCCGTCGAGGTTTGCGTCCAGTACCCCGTCGATGTGCAGCGCTACGCGCGTGCCCGTGAATGTTAGCGAGTAGATGTGCCGATTGGTGTCGACCGCCGTCGCAGCGTCTTTGACGCGCGACGTCGATGCGTCGTCGCGCCGCCCGGAGCCGATCACGCCCGATACGCTTGCCGGCAACCGTAGGTCATGCAGCGGCGGGTCCACGCCGTTTCGCCCGAATCCCCACAGGCTCCGGATGTCGACCGATGTGCCCAACGTCAAGATCTGGGCCGCCATCACGACGGTGAATGGCTGGTCCGTGCCCGTGACAGACGCGGCGAGACCATCGCCCTCGAGGACGTCGGTCGTGCCGTCGAACGTGAGCCCCGGACGAGTGCCGCCCCAGCTGGTGGCGCTGTACGCCGGCCTGCTCGTCCCGGTTGCTTGGAGGAGCGGGTTCGGGCCTCCGGCAATCCGGTTGCTCACCTGGCTGCACTCGCTCCCCGAGAGCGTCACGAGATCCGGGCGCACTTCGTACCAACCGATCAGCGTGGCCGAGCTGGCCATGCTCGGTCGCCAGCCGGCGCCGCTCGACGCCACCGCGGCGATTACCGACGGATGCATCGCTATGCCAACTCCCGCTCACCGAACACGCGCCAGCGGTTCGTAGCGAGCTTCGTGGCGCCGATGACCGCGTACTGCTTGAGCGTCTTGAGGGTCTCGCTGGTCTCGAGAGTGACTCCAGCGCCAGCTACCAGGGTCACCTGCCCCGCGCCGCTCTGGGTGAAGAGGATAGTCTTACCAACGCGAATCGCCACGCTTGCATGCGGAGGAATCGTAACTGCGCAGGTTTGCGTGCATTCGATCATGGCTCCGCCGTCCGAGAGGACACACGTGCGCGTCGTGGTCGACTCGGTGACGACGCGCATGGCGCCATCGGACTCCGCGCCCAGCCGGTAATTCGTGCCGTCGTAGTAGCCTCCAGCTACGTTCTCAGCGCTGGGCGACAGGTCCCAGTTGGGCTCGACTCCGCCCGCCCACATGACGCTGCCAGGCCATGTCGGCACACGCCCGCCCGTCGTGTCTTGCACGTGGCGCAGCTGCACCGCCGTGAATGCTGGCGGCGCGAGGAACGTGTAGGTGCAGTTGCCGGTGAGCGTCGACTTGTGCAGCGCCCCAGCAGACCAGTCGATGGTGTCGGCGGTTGAGCTGTTTCCGTCGTCGATCTCCTGTTCGTAGGAGATGCTCCTGACGTCGTCGATGGCCTGGTTTCCGACGTCCCACGCGGCGGAAAGAGGAACTGTGCCGTCTGCGCGCACGTCTCCGCCTGTGGGATCGGCATCGAAGCTCAGGACCAGATCGGAAGCAGTCGTGGGCGGCAGCGCCGTCCCGAACACGTGAGCGACAGTGAGCTTCTTGTAGCCCGTGGCCGTCGTCCACGCGGACATGGTGAAAACCAGCTTCTTGGTCGGGTCGCTGATCGACTGAACGGTGATGCGCCCCTTGACGGTGCCGGGTGCGTCGTCGAGGCTGGCCAGCCACCCCGTGATGTCCGTACCTGCGGCGTCCGTGTCGTCGACGTAGATGCTCGTTATGCTAGCGGGGGTTGCATTGTTGAAGCGCAGCGTGCCCGCGCCCGGATCGCTGTCCGTCGTGGTGGTCGAGAACGTGAACTTGAAGGCGTCGCCGCCAGCTCCGCCGCCAGCAAAACCAGTGTAGGCACCCCAGCTAGCCCCGCTCCACTGATACCAAAGACCCGTGTCCGCGAGTAGGCAGAGGTCTTTTGTACGCAGCTGCGTGGCTGCAATGGCGTCGCGGGCCGCGGCGTTGGCCACGACCTTGACGGCGCCCATGATGTATTCGCCGCGCGTGATCGGCAGCGAGCCGCCGCTCGGCGGGGCGAGCGTTCCCAGGAAGTCGACGTCTGCCATGTTAGTTCGTCACGTCGAAGGTTTTGGTGCCCACGAACGCGGAGTCGAGCTCGTAGCGGTCGTAGTTCTCGGAGTAGCCCTGGGCGTTCGTGTACGAGCTCGTGCCGATCAGAGTGATGCCGACGCCGAATCCGGTGTCGTTGTCTTTCACGGTGGGCACGCCGTAGCGGGTCGGGAAGGCGAAGACCGCCCGCTGGCTACCGCCCGTCGACGTCGTCGTGAAAGAGAAGGTGCCGTTGGTGTCGAGCGTCGTGTAGGTCGCGGCGGCCACGATGGTGGCGAGGCTCGAGCCTGATGCGGCGACGCCGGCAAAGTTGCGCTGGCCCCAGGTGATCGTCAGCGTCGCGACATCGGCGTCGAAGCCATCGCTGCCGGTGAGCGTGTAGACATAGGTCTGGTTCGGGGTGTTTCGCTGGACGGCAATCGACGTGCTGAAGTTGGTTGGCGTGCCGACGACGTTCTTGCTCTCGCCGTTGGCGTTGTTGGTGAGGGTGAGGGTGACCGGCGTGCGGTTATGGGCGGCCGTGAAAGACGGCGTGATCGACTGACCGGTCTCGACAAGCGTTGTCGCTGACGTGAACGTCGTGATGTCGTAGTCGGACGCCGGAGCAGCAACCCAAACCCCGCCCACGACTTTCAAGACTGAGCCGTTGTCGGCAACGGTCACGGCGGGCAGCCCACCGCCGGCCACCGTGATGTCAAACATGCCTGTCGAGCTGTTGTACGCCGCAGAAACTCCGATGAAATTCCAGGCGTTGCGCCGGGGACTTTGTTCGGCGCCACCAACGAATAGGCGCTGCCCAGCGATGTAGTCGGTCCAATTCATGGGTTTTGCCGAATCAGAGGAACATCTCGGACCAAGAACCGACGATCACCCAATCGAGCGCGCCGTCTCCATTGCGGTCGACGACGACCGCTTCGAAGCTCCGCCCGGTGTTGTTGTTGATGGCGTTCGTGCCGCCGAAGTTCAGACCGATCACCGTGACGCCGGTCCAGTTGCCGCCGCTGCCGTCGTTGAAGATCGAGACTGTCAAACGCTGCCCCGCGAAGAGCTTCGCCGGCATGGTCAACGTGGGCGCCGTGCCGTTGAACGCCAGCGCGACGTGTCGCGCGCCATTGGGGATCGTGTAGGCGGTCGCAGGCCCCGGATACGCGGGTAGGTAGTGCTTGAGCTCGAGCGCTGAAGACAGCGCGAGCGCGGCGGAGCTGCCGTATTGCTCCATCGCCGGGTAACTGCCGATGATGGTCCCGCGCTCCACGATACGCGCACCGGCGTCCCAGCCCAGCATGCTTTTGCTGCCAACGCTGAGGCCGCCAAGCAAACGACAGCCATCCAGGCGCACGTTGCTGCCGTTGGTGGCGTACACGAAGTTTCCCGTACCGGTCGTGTGCGCCGAGCCATCAAGGCGCACGCCGTCAAGGTCCACGGTTGCTGCGCCGCCCACGTAAACCAGGCCGTCGGAGTACGACGCTGGCATGGCGAGCGCGCCGCGCGTGAGCTTGACCGTTCCGTTGAGGATGTCGATGCCCCTCAGGAGCCCCGTCACGTTCAGGCGGCAATCGATGAACTCCAGTTCTGAAGCAGCTGAGTTCAATGAAGCGAGCTTGCCTTGCAGGTTGCTGGACGGCGCACCGCCGGACGTGAACCCGTTCCACGTGCAACGAACGAACTGCACGCGAGCATCAACGTTGTTGACGATGTGCGTGCCCGTCGTGGCGACGTTGCCCAGAAATCGAAGGTCCTGGAAGACGACCGGGTTGCTCTCCTGGTAGTCGAGAAACACGAAAGCGTTGGCGGTCGCGTGGTCGTGGAGCAGGAAACTCTTGTCCGGTACGCCGTATATCGAGACGCCACCCGGCACACTCAGTAGGCCATGGCGAAAGTTCCCCGGTGGTACAAAGACGTGCCCTCCGGCGGCGCCGGCGGCGTTCAGCGCATTCTGAATAGCCGTCGTTGACGATCCGACGCCGGTCGGATCGGCCCCATACGCGCGCGTGATGTCGTAGAGCGCGCTCCGGCCGCGATTGTAGAGAAAGCGCGTCCGCTGCGTGAGCGGGTTGAAGCCCTGCGACAACGAACCCGAGTCCGCCAACTCACCGTTGTTCGGCCGCTGGACGTTCGCTACCCAGCTGTCCGTATCTGTTGCGTTAGTCGGCATGGATCAGAGTCCGAAGGCGATCTCGACGATCGATGTGTCAGCGAGCTCGAACGTGAATCCGCGGCAAATCCAGCGCGTCGGCTTCCACTTGCGGACGATTCCGTGGATGAGCTGGTAGAACGCGATCGTGACGCCGACGCCGTAGATGGTGCCGTCGCCGTAGGTGAAGGAGCCCCATGTCGGACCGTTGCCGGTCACCGGGTGGCCGCTCGAGAATGGGAAGTGGACCCAAAACTGGGACCAGTAGGGAGCGGGCTCGCCGTTTGGACCGAGAGCGGCAGCGTCGAAGGTGATCTCGGTGCCCGGGTAACCGGCGTGGGCGAACTGCGCAACGATCGTGCCTTCGGATCCCGCGAACTTGTAGGCGTTCCAAGCGTCTCTGAGCCGCGACCGGTGCTGCGCAGCGGTCTCGCCCGGGTAGCGGGGCATGCCGCGCTCGCTGGCGATCAGCGGCAGCACGTCGTCGGGGCTGTCGGGTTCGGCGATCCATGCCAGCTTGAGCGCGAGGCTCATGCCGTCGGCGATCTGGTCGCCGTGCAGGCTGCAGAGGACGCCGAACCAAACTGACGAGTAGCGCTGCGCGAACGGACGCGGCAGGACCGCGTCCACCATGTCCTTGAAATTGCCCATCAGACGGCCGGCATGTAGTTGATCGAGATCGTGCCGAGCGTGATCTTGCCGAACGCAACGACACTGATATCGGCTGCCGGCAAGGACAGAGTGACGGTCTTACTGACGGTTTGACCGGCGACGGTTACCTGCCGGATTACGGACTCAATGTCGTTGAGTGGCACAACGTTGCTGGGGCCTGGGTAGAAGTCGTAGCCCCCGAGAGGGATACCCTTGATGAACTCGATGATTGCGGCTTCGGTTGCTGCCTGGAGATCGGCTACCGAATAGGAGCCCTTGAAATAGACGGTGCCTGTGATGTTGAGCGGCGTCGCGGGTGCCGCGTCGACGATTGCCGTCTTGGGCGTGGCGGTCGAACCGAAAACCCGAGCGTCAATGGCCGCCTGCGCGAGCGCGATGTCCCCGGCGCTGGCCGTCTCGAGATCGTTCGCCATCCAAACGTCGAACGTGCCGGCACCCCGCGGGTTTTGACTGTCAACGGCTACGCCCGTGACAAGCTCGGTCGCGTTCAGGCAGATGTTGATGACCGCGTCGTCGATCAGCTCGTACTCGGTGAGTAGCGCCCACTTGGTCTTGTTGCGTGTGCGCAGGACCGGGTCGGCCTCTTCGTCTGTGCCGCTGCGCTCTACCAGGTCGCTCGTGACGGTGACCCCTGCGAGCGTGGTCAAGAGAGCCTTGACCGTGTCGGGCCCCTTGTTGCTGGCCGTCCCAGCGACCTCGGCCTCAAAGATCAGATCCGGTTGGCTGCCGCCGCTCACCAGGGTGATCGGGAAGACCACCAATGGATCACCGTTGTCGATCAGCCGATACGTGGGTCCGTCAGGGTGCACGACCACAAGGTCGCTCTCGTCGAACGTGTGCGGGCCGGAGCCCGCCGCGCAGGTGAGCGTGATGCGTCGCTGGGCTGGTTGTGCGCCGTCTCGCTCGTTGTCGTAGTGGCTCCGCGAGAGCCGCGTGAGCGCCTCGCCCTTGGCCGTGTCGACGAGAGCTGACTCCTTGATGTAGACGGAAAGCTTGGAGGCCTGGTGCCCCACCTCCGCCGTCAGCTCGACGTGCGCCAGCGCGGGCTCGCCCTCTTGCCAGGACGTCGCTGTGTAGCCACCCGCATCAAGCTGATCGAGCAGCGATTGCTTGTAGTCGTCGTGCGAGATCTCGACGACGTCAGCCCAATTGAGAGTGGCCATGCGTTAGGCGGCTTCGAGATCCAGCAGGGCCAGCTTGGCCTGCTCGATCAGTAGGGTTCGCGTAAAGGGGCCGGCGGCGTCGACAATGAGAAGCGTCAAGCGGATGGCGCGGCCGCCCTGTTCGTAGATGGCGGTCGCCTGCACGTCTTCGACCTGCTCGTCCTTCAGGCACTCGGCCTCCGCAGCGGCCGCGATCGTCTCGGGGCGCGCCTTGCTGTTGAGGAATTGCGCCATGTCGGTGCCAAAATTCTGCCACCAGGGAAATCTCCCGCGCGGGGTCTGCAGTCGCACACAGAGCCTGTGGATCAGAGCCGTGCGCCCAAACACGGTGCGCATCTCGGGCGTGAAATCGCCCAGGCTCCAAAGGCCAATGGTGTCGTCGATACCGGCCATGGTGCTAAACTCAACCCCTGAAACACAGTGACCCGGCGTCGCGCTAACGACCCGGGTCTCGGCTCACCAGGAATGGGGTTCCCGATGAACACTAAGACCGTAGCTTGCGCCACGTGCGGTGCCCAATGCCTAAGTTCGGGGCGCTGGAAGTTCTGTTCCCTTGCATGCCGTTTTGCGAGTCACGTTGACCAGAACGGCGCGATCCCTGCGCATAGGCCTGAATTGGGGAGGTGCGCGGTTTGGACCGGCGCTCGCGACACGAAGGGCTACGGCCAGATCAACCTCGCTAATCGCGAAAGGCGAGGAACGCACCGCGTAGCCTTCTTCCTGGCACACGGCAGGTGGCCAGAACCGATGGCTCTTCACAAGTGCGACAACCCCGCATGCGTCCGAGTTGATCACCTGTTTGAAGGGGACGATCTTGACAACGTTCGGGACATGCTCCGCAAAGGTCGCAATGGGCAACCGCACGGCGAGGACGCTGGCATGGCTCGGTTGACAGAGGCGCTCGTCACCGAGATACGGTCTGCCGTCGCAAAGGGCGAACCACAGCGCGCCGTGGCCCGACGAATGCAAATCCCAAGAACAACCGTTGGTTGCGTGGTTAGGCGCCAGACCTGGAAGCACATGGCCTGAAAATCGGCCTAGGTTTGGCTCAAGGTTGCGCGCGACCGGCCGTCTGGTTAGCCTGAGGATTCATGTCGAGACTGGCGTTTGTGGTCGGGGTGCTGGCGATGGCGTGTGGCGGCGAGCCATCGAGTTGGGGTGACGTCACGATCGTCAAGGGCGGAGCGTCGGGCGCGCCGGCTGCAGCTGCGGGGTCACACGCGGCAATTGCTGGGTCGGGCGACGACGGCGGCGACGACGTCGGCGGAAGCGCTGGCGAGGCGCCTGCGAGCGCTGGCACGGGCCAGGCGGCGGGCTCGGGTGGCGTAGGTGTGCTGACCGGCGGCACCGGCGGGACTAGCGGTGGTGGCGCCGGCGGATCCGCATCTGCCGGCACGGCCGGTGAGCAGAGTCAGGGCGGAGAGAGCCAAGGTGGCTCGAGTGCCGGAACTGGGGGCACTGGCGGCAAGTCCGGCGGCGGCGGTGGCGGCGGCACAGGCGGCAAGCCGGAGCCGCTTGAGTGCGCTTCCGACACCTTGGATTGCACCGACGAGCCTGGTTGCGAGACGTGGATTGGTGAGGTCGACAACTGCGGCGAGTGCGGCAAGAAGTGCCACGCGACCCAGGTCTGTAAGCTTCTCGGCGGCCCCGGCACCTGGCACGCGGGATGCGCGTCGCCATGAAGCCCATCTGTTTGCTGCTGCTGGCCCTATCCACGGCGAGCTGCTCGGTCTTCATGGGCCAGCCACAGCACGCCCCGCTTTGCTACCAAGCTCTGTCCAGTCAGAAACTCTGCTTCGCCACCGAGCGGGAGCTCAGCGAAGACGTTGCGCGCCGTCAGCGTCTCGCAGTGGAGCGAGCAGCCGAGGAGCGGGCCAAGCAGCTCGCTCTGGCCATCGTGGCCGAGCGTGACGCGAAGGAGGCGGCCGAGCGAGCTCGGTCTACCGTCGAGCGAGCGGATCGAATCCAGGACGATGCCTTCGAGATCTTGGTGGAGATTCACGAGGACGCGGTGAGCCGCGCCAGCGCCGCTGAGTCGTCTAGCTCACCAGAATCTGTGCCAGCGCCGCGATAGCTGCCGGCACCGAGCTGGCTAGCACGAAGGCCTCGACATGATCGCCGGGAGCGCCCCCGGCGATGCCTGACGAGGTGTGGGCCGAGACCTCATTGCCGAAAGCGTCTGCAGTGCCTGAGTAGCGGTACGCGGCCACGCCGCCAGCGGCCAGCAGCTCGCCGATCGACACCGAGAGCGCTAGTCGCGCCTGCAGATCCACCAAGGAAGGTTCTAGCTCCGCGGCGGCCGCTAGCACAGCCTGAAGCTGCAGCGTAGGGTCGGGCGCGCTTACCGTGGCCTCGAGGGAGAGAAGCGCCTGCGCGCCGCCCGCGATGGCCAGTGCCGGGATCTGGGGCACCGTCAGGGCCGCGACGAGGCTCAGCAGCCCCGTGAGCTTCGCTTGCACTTCGCCGATCGCCATCGTGGTAGCCACACTGAGCTCCGCCCCGGCCAGACCGAGCATGGGGTTGGCCTGCCCCACGCTCATGGTGCCGAGCTCTGTCAGGTTGCCGGGCACTGCTCAGCTCTTGAACTTGGACTTGCCGGTGGTGATGAAGCCGTAGCCGGGCTGCGCGAGAAGCAGCGTTGGGGCAGTGGGTCCGAAACTGACGAGATAGGGCACGCCGGGCATCAAAGGGCCAACTGGTGGCGGGATTGGAATCGGGGCAAACGTCACAACCGTCCCGACACCGCCAAACTGCACGAGGTCGCCGACCCGTGCCTGATCCTGCCCGCCGCCAAGCACCGTGATGAGCTCAACCGTCGCCGGATCGTACTCCCAGCTGCATACGAAGGGTCGTGACGGATCGCCAGCAGCGAAGGCCAAGTGGCACCGCGCGCCAGCCGAGATCAATGCCTTCATGCCCGGCATACCGTACCGGATTGGCACGTGGTCGAGCCCTCTACCGGCGCCGCGCATTACCGCATCATCGGGCAGTAGCTGGAGCGTGCCATCCGCGTTTTGCTTGACGACCTTGCAGGGCCATTCGCGCGAATAGTCGACCTCTTGCTTGGCCTGCGCGCGGATCTTGCCGAGTGCCGTGCTCGCGCTGGTGGTCTCGATCTCGGTTCGAAGCGTCTCGCCGTAGCGGTGCGTGACGCGCTCGATCCGCTGCCCCTGGTAGACGGTGCCAGGCACCATGTTCGGGGTGTCGGAGGCCAGGATGAGCGAGCCGCTCGACCAGTTTTCACTGACCAGTGTCCCGTCGGGCTCTACTTCGGGCCAGGTCTCTTCGCCGAACCAGACCGTGCCGTCGCGCAGCACGCGCCAGGCGCTATCGGTGTGCTCGGCCAGCTTGGTGAGCGCCTGCTCGGCGGTGCCACCGGCGATCTGCCAGCGCGGGAGCTTCTTTTCGAGCGTTTCCTTGTCGGAGAGATCGGAGAGGTCTTCGCCACAATCCTTCAGGATGTCGCGGACGACCTGCCCGATCTTCACGCCCGTGCTGCCAGAGTAGCTGTGGGCGCTCACCTGGTGGGAGAGCCGACCATTGCCACCCACGACCTTGCAGCGAGCTCGAACGCCCTCGATGCCGCTCTGCTCGGGGATGGCGGTGCCGGTGAACTCGATGTCGTCGAGGACGAACTTGACCTTGCCGGTCTCGATGGTGTCCTGGTCGAGGTCCAGGTCGCAGTACCAGGCGCCGATCCGCTTCATGCGGAGCTCGGCCGAGATCGGAGACACGGGGCGGCCGGCGGCAGCTGCGTTGGCTTTGCTCTGGCAGTCTTGCAGCTGGCCGTTCAACCCACGCAGCGAGCGGTTGACCTTGCCCTGGTCGACTCGACGACCCGGCGGCATGACGCCGTTGGTTCCGGCTACGAGCTGGGCGGAAGCGTTGAATTCGGCCAGGTCGCGCTCGAGCGTTGCGACACCGGAGATCGCCGCGTTCAACCCGACGACCAACTGCGCGCCGAGCGAGGTGGTAGCCGAGACGCCGATGCCCAGGCTGACACCCAGCCCAATCTGCGCCGCCGCCGACGCCGAAACGCCGACGCCTAGGCTAAGCGCGTCCGTTGCCTGGCCTGCCGCGGGCTGGAAGGCGTTCCCCGAGGGGCTCGCCAGCTCCATCGTCACGCCGATTGCGGCAACCGAGTCGAGCGAGGCCTGTAGGCTGCTGAGTAGCGCGCGTGGCGTCCAGTTGTAGGACGCCTGGCGGTCGACCAGCGCCTGCATCTTCGCTTGCAGCGCCGCAAAGGCGGAGATGCTAGCCATCAGCCACCGCCAAGAATCCGCATCTCGGTCTCTTGCGCGTCAGTCGTCGGATAGCCGGCGTTGCCCTGCAGGGCCTTGGCGAGCTTGTTAGGGTCGCCGAAGTAGTCGGGCTTGGTGTACTTCGGAATGATCGGATTCTCGGGCGTCGACTTCTTGGTCGGCCCCTTCGAGTCCTTCTCTTCCTCGAACCACTCGGCCACGCGGATCGTGATGACCATGCCCTTGCGCGCGCTCGGCGCTTCGGTCTTGATCTTGTGGATGTAGATGCTGTTGACGCCGTACGTGTTGGGCAGCGGGTGAACGATAGCCAGCGGCGTGCGGACGGCGCCCTCGCGGCGGGGCTGGATGTGCGGCAGCTTTTTTTGCCACTCGATCCATTGAGACGCGCGCAGCTCGACCTTGATGGTGAAGGCGCACGGTGCCAGCCCGTTGTCGCGAATTCGGGGCTTCTCCTTCTTGCGGCGCTTTTGGACGTCGATGTCCTGCCCGTACTCGAAGTCTTCGATCGTGATGACGCCCGGCAGGTAGATCTCGCCTAGCTGGCAGATGTCCCAGCTCGAGCCCGCGTACTGCCCGTCGATGAACGTCTCGGCGCCGACCCAGGATTCGGTGGGCATCAGGACTCCTCGAGCTCCTTTTTGACCGTAGAGCGCACCTTGCTCATCAAGGCGGCCTCGTCGATCCCGGTGCCGACCTGCCAACCGTTCATGTTGATCGTCTTGCTCGGCCCGTTGGGCGACTGCTGCTCACCCTCGACCGTCACGCTCTCCTGGCCGACGCCGGCGAGCATGGCCGGGAGCCGTGCGCTCGCCGAAGACTCGGCGGCAGTTGTGATCGCTGCATTGGCGTTAGACGCGGTGCCCGCTGACTGAATCACGCCAGAAAGCAAGGCGCCGCCGGGTAGCGCGCTGACCGCTGCGGCCGCCACTCCCTGCACGCCCGCCGCCCCGACTCGACCAAGGGTCCTTTGGAGCCGCTGCACAGCTTCGTCGACCCAAACAATCGCGGCATAGACCGCGTACGCGGCAAGACCCACGGCGCCGATCAACAAGTACAGCGGCAGCATCAGCGTGAACCCAGCGACCGCCACAACGCCGAGCGTCAGGCCCAGGAGTGTCATCACGCCAGCCAGCGCCTTGCCTTGCACGGTGCTGGTATCGAACATCGTGACTGCAAGACGGATTGAGTCCGTCATGAGACCGAGGCCCGTGCTGAATACTTTCGTTATCGTCGGCCAATTCGCCTCCGTCCACAGGACGAAATACTCGAATTGGTTCAGCAGGAAGCTCCCAAAGCGGGCGATCTTCGGGTCATTCGCCAGCTTATCGACGAATGACGTCCCCAGCTTCATCAGCCGCTGCAGGCCCGGAAGGATTGCGTCGCCGATGTCGACGAAAGCATTCTGAATTCGCGCCTTGAAGACGCCGGCCATGCCGGTGAGGGTGCTGGACGCAAAGGCCTTGCCGGCGTCTCCAGTGGTCTTGGAGCCCGTCTTCTTACGAACCGCTTCGAGGATCGACTCGATGACGTCATTGCTGCCCAGCTGACGCTTCTCCTGCATGGAGATGATCTGCTGGGTCGTCTTGCCGAGTCGCTTGCCGAGAGCTTCGTAAACGAGCTCGGTCGAAACGCCGGCCTCGCGGAGCTGGTTCAGCTCGTCGCCCTGCAGGTAGCCGGTGTTCTTGATCTGGCTGATGGCGACGATCGCTCGCTTCGTGTGCTCGGCTGAAGCGCCGATCGCCTGAAGGTCCGCGGACATGCGGAGCAGCTCCTTGGCCTTCCCGATGTCGAATTGCGCCGCGAGGAGCTTCTGAAATCCGGCTTGCGTGTCGTGGACGTCAAGACCGAGCTGTTGGGCTTCCCGGCGGACGTTGTCGAACTCGGCGGATGCAACCGACGCGCTGCCGGTGAGCAGGGTGAGCGCCAGCCGCGAGCGCTCGCCGAATGCCGCGGCCTCGACCGATGCCTTGCCGAACTGGTAGGCGAGGTAGCCGACCGCGGCGGCGGCGGCGAGCGCCCCTGCCGCGATTGCGGCCGCGCCCATGCCGAGGCCGCCCGAAGCGAAGTCGACGAGCCCGCCCTGCTTGTCGAGCTTCTGCTGGGCCATGCCGAGCTTGAAGTCGGCGACGCGCTTGGCCTCTTTCTTCTGCGTATCGGCGAGCTTCTTGGCATCCTTGCTGGCGTTCGCCAGTTGCAGCTTTGCGACCTTGGCCGCCTCTCGCTGCTGCCTGGTGGCGTCGGCAGCATTGAGGCGACCGATCCGCGCTAGCTGTGCCACCTGGTCGCGGGCCTGCGAGCGGCGCGCCGCCGCCGTCATCTTGGACCAGTCGGAAACTCCGCCGCGGCGCGGCGCCGGCGCCTCGAGCGCGCTCTTGGTGCTGAGCGCGGACTTCTTGAGGTCGTCGAGGTCGCGCTTCGCTTTGCGCGATGGGCCGCTGATGTCGTTGATGAGTGAGGCTTTGAAGCTCACTCCGCCGTCAGCAGCCACGGTTCACCTCACCGACGCCGCGGGCGCCTACCGCGCTGCTTTTGCAGCTTTGCCCAGGCCTCCGCGAACTGGACGAAGTTTTGCTGGAAGTTGAGAGCAACGGCGCGCGCTTCGGCGACGAGCAGAGCCCCAAGCAGGGCGTTCTCGGATGGCTCGATAGGTTCATCGTCTTCGCGCTCGCCGACCTGAAATGCGAAAAGCGCGCGAGCGGCCATCAAGTGGTCGCTGCGCGCGCGTTTCAGTCTTTTCCCAACACGTCCGCATCAGCGCCAGATAGCAGCTGCGCGAGATTTGCTACCTTCGTGGGAAGGCCGGGTTTCTTGTCGAAGTACTGCTTGAGTGTCTCGCGATCGGGGTAGACGGCTGATGCCAGCGCCAGGTTCTCACCGGCGATGTTCCTGCTCACCTTTTCGTTATTGATCGCGTCCTGAAAAACCCTGAAGTCCTTCTTGGCCGGCGTCGCAACCACGATGATCCCGCAGCCGCGCTGAAATACGACTTCGATCTCGCCGTGCTTTTCGCGCAGCTTCTCGATCAGGTCTTTGCTGCACTCGAAGGCCTCTGCGGCCGTCTGCTCACTCAAAGGACGCGCTTCCGCGTCCGCGGTTTCGTTCTCGCTCACGTGCTTCTCCCATTACGTTGCGAGACGCCCGGAATTGGGCGCCTATGTCTGCGGCGCGTGGCCGCTAGAGCGTGTTGCCGTAAACGTCCACTCCGTCGTAGTAGATGTTCCCGACGCGCAGCGGCATGCTGACCATGTTGGGGTCGGATCCGCGCGAACCAGAGTTACCGATCTCGTTCAGCTTCACGCCCTTGAGCGTGTCGACGTGCAGCACCTTGTCGCCCGTGGCGGGGTCGGTGCCGTAGTACGAGAAGGCGATGGTAAGTGTGAGGTCGAAGAGCCCGACGCCGGCTTCACGCGCCTGCTCGACGAGCCAGTCGAACCAGAAGCGCAGTACCGTGATCGAGCCCTCGAACTCGGCGTCGCCTTCGGTCGGCTCCGACATCGGAAGGCGGCCTGAGCCGTACATCTCGGTGCGGTTGGCCTTGGCCGTGTAGTCGAACTCATCGAGCCCGCTGACAAGGCCGAGGCTGACGTTGTTCTGGTTGCCGTTGAGGACGACCTCGGTTTCGATCGACGCGAAGTCAGTCGGTACCTGGCGAACAAGTGCGGTTGCCATTAGGCCGCTACCCCGATGCTGCTGGTGAGGCCGATCTCAGTAGCGATCGACTCGATCGGCGGGAGAGGAACGGCGCGACACACGCTCTTGAGCTGTCGCGTGGTGAGGATGTTGTTGTTGAGGTCGACGACGTACTCGAGCGCCGAGACGTGCCCGGGTTGCCCTTCGGCGTTGATGGGGGAGAGGATCTCGTCCCTCAGCGCACTGCGAACCATGGTCTCGATTCGGGCGGCGTCGCGCGGGTCGATGCGGCCCGTTCCGTCCGGAAGGACGCGCACTTTCTTGAGCAGCCACTGCTGCTGCGCCGAGTAGATGACCCGGCAGATCCGGTCGATGACGCGGCCCCAGTCCCAGTAAAGGAAGTCGGAGCCGGCCGCGCTCTTCAGGTAGCCGTTCGTCGCGTAGATACCGGCTTCGCCGTCGTAGGTGCGGAGCGTGTTGATCTTGTGGGACTCGATAAACGCCTGGCTCGAGCCCTCGTCAGCTGTGATCTTGAGCACCCGGAGCGAGCCGGAAGCGACGCGCCCGAGGTTCTCCGACAGGTCGGCGCCGGCGGCGCGTTCAGAGAGCACGTGCGCGGCAGAGACGCGGGGCACGCCCCAGCCCGCTCGTGGATTCAGCGTCGGGACGTCGGCCTGCCCAAAGCAGACAGCTACGCGATTGTTCGCGAACGGAACGACCGAGGTGATGACGTTGGCGCTCGTGTCGTTGCCGCAGTCCATCATGGCGCGCGCCCAGCGCTTCCGCGCCTCGAGGCTCGACATGAGGGTCGCGACGGTCGCCGCCATGGTCGCCGCGGCAGCTGCCGAAGCGCTGCGCCCGGTGAAGTAGGTCTCTTCGACGACGTACTGACCGAGCGCCGCCAGCATCGCGGTCCACGCCGTGGAGAGATCCGCGGTCGTGTACTGGGGCGCCGTGCAAGCGGCGACGTGGTAGTCGCCGGCTTCGAAGATGATGGGGCCGCCGCCGGGGACGAAGGTCGCCGTGATGTTGGTGCCCGGGATGGCGTACGTGCCGCCGCTCGGGATCGTTAGCTCTTCGCTGTAGGTGGGCGAGTCAGCGAGCTGGTCGAGCGAGTAGTCGAAACGGCCCACGCCGAGCGCGCCCGTCAGCTTGATGCGGATGCGGAGCTGGTAGGCGTCGTAGGCAGCTCCCGCGAGCGTGATCGTGCCGGTGCTCGTGGACACCGCCGTCTTCGTCACGGCGCCGGCCGCGCCGGCCGTGCTGGCTGGCGTCTTGAGCACGAGCACGCCGCCGCGCTCCGTGATCATCGGCAACGCGAGCTCGACCGCTGGCCCTTGGCCGAGCGTGTCTTTGAGGCTGTTTTGGTTGGTCGAGAAGTACAGCGTCGAAGTCGTGCCGCTCGAGGTGACGCCGATCACGACCGGAAAGATCGTGCCGAGTCCGGAGAGACCGATGCCGCCGTCGCGGACGACGAGCGTTTGGCCAGCAGGATACACCATGGCTTACAGCCCCTTGCCCTTGTGAGGCGACAGAGCCGGCGCGTGCGGCTCGTAATCGGTGATGGTCGGGATGCCCTTGTTGGCCATCTCGAGTGAATCGACGGGCTCGCCGGTGGGCTTGCCGTCCTTGTCGATGACGCGCGTCACCGGTTCCGACGCGGCTTTGAGCGCGGACTTGTAGTCGTCTGCGCTCAGCTTGATCGGCTCACCGGCGTGGTGCGCGTGTTCGCGCCAGCCATGCAGGGCTTCGGCGCCAGCGTGGAACTGGTGATAGAGCTCGAAGCTGGCGGGCTGGTTGCCAATGACGGCAGTGCGCGTGACCGTCTTCACGCCGCCGAGCGCTTTGGCGTGTTCTTCGGGCGATGCGAGGTCTTTCGGCGCCTCGACCGCCTTGGTTGACGGCTCCGGGTCGACGTGGCCCGCTACCGGGCCCACCCGTTCGGGCTTGTCTGCGGGCGCAGTGGTGCCGCCCTCCGCCACTTTGGGGAAGTCTTTCGACATGATCTGTTTTGCTTCTCGCTAGGGTGCTGGCGGACCGGTCACGATGACCGTTTCAAATGCTTCGAAGTTGCCGTCTTCGTCTGCGACGCCGTTGTCTTCGGTGACCGTCGACTGGTGGGTCTCGATGGTGGCGAGTGTGAGAGGGACGGAGCCCTCAGAAGGAATGGGGACGTTCAGAATGACATCGAGGACGTAGAGCTCGCCGTGCTGCATGTGGCGGCCCTCCACTTCCGTGGGAACCGTGTAGCTCTGCAACCCCAGGGACCTCCCGTAAGGCGTCCTCTTGATTGCCGCGATGATGTCGACAAGGAGATTCCAGCCCTCTTCGAGGGAACTGGTCCACATCCACACTAGGAATCGCGCTAGGGCTGCGTCTTTGGCGGGGCTCTCTTCAGTTCCCGCCAACAACGGAGAACCAAAATTCCCTCCCTGGTGAAGCCATACGACTTTTCCAGGGCCAGCATTCTTTGCGACTTCCAGATTTCCGAAAGCCGGCAGGCCGTTTTCATCCCGCGGTATCGGTGTCCTGCCACCTGGTAACGCTTCGTAAGCGTCGTAGATGTCAGAGACGATCTGTTGCAGCACAAACATGCTAAGTTTCGTGCTCCAACAGAGTGACCCGGCGCAGCGCTAACTGCCCGGGTCTTGACCCACAGGAAGGTTGATTCCCATGAGTGGCAAGATCATACGCAAGTGCGAGACGTGCGGTTCAGGTTTCGAAGTCTGGCCGTCCCAACCGAAGAAGTTCTGCTCGCACAAGTGCAGTTGTAGGCGTGTTTCTCCGCGAGAACGGTTCGCTCGTCACGTCAACGAGAGCGGCCCTGTCCCCACGCATCGTCCGGAACTGGGACCTTGCGCCGTCTGGACTGGCTCACGAGATCGCCTCGGATACGGAAGCTTTGGGCTTTCACACCTTCCGAATTCAGCCGAGCTGGCGCACCGAGCAGCTTGGTTCTTGGAGTTCGGAACCATGCCAGTCGATTGCCTACTGCACGCCTGCGACAACCCGTCTTGCGTCAGAATCTCGCATCTGTTCGAAGGTAGTCGTGCTGATAACTCGGCGGACATGTGGAGCAAGAACCGTCAGTCTCGCCCGCCGATCATGATCGGCTCTGGCCACGCTCGGGCCAAACTGCACGAGTCTGAAGTTCCAGGCGTGCGCGTCGCGCACGCCAATGGCGAAACAATCGCGTCTATCGCTCGGCGGCTCTCTGTCACCGAGACCGCCATTCGATTGATCGTGCAGCGCAAGACTTGGCGTCACGTCGCCTAGTTACTTTCGAAACCGGTCGACCAGAAACTTGGTTGCGGCCTGCTTGAGGCCACGCATCCAGATGGGCGAAGGCCTTCCGACCACCGGAACCATCAGGCGTTGCGGCGAGCCCTTCACGCTGGCGAAGAACTGCGCGCCACTCGTGAACCTGCCGCCGGCGCCGCGGTTGACGGGGCCGGGTATGCGGAGCGCGCGACCGTTCTTCGGGTAGATGCGGGACTTGCTCGGGCCGAAGATGCCGGTGCCCTGGGTGAACTTGGCGTGCGGCTCGCGGTTGCTCAGCGTGTAGCCGCCGGGGCCCACGCTGCTCAGGTACCAGCCCGCGTAGAGCTTGCCGGACTTCCGGAGGATCTTGTTTCCGTCCGGGAAGACTTTCTTGGCCCACTTCTTCCCGTACGGGTCGCGCTCCTCGCGGAAACCGTCTCGGGCCTGAATGATGGCCTCGGCGCCGAGCGCCTTGTTGAGCGCGGTCAGCGCGCGGGATCCGCCGAGGTCGCCGACCTTCTTGCCGAACCGCTCCAGAGCCGCGAAGTCTCCGGTGAGCGATCCCTTCATGGTCGGCTACTTGATCTTGACGGTGAGCTTGATGCGCCTGGAACCGCAGAAGCAGGCCAGGTCGGCCTGAACGGTCACGGCCCCAGCCGGGTCAGCGGCGGGCCAGCGCGCGTGGTCAGCGGCCGGCACGTCTCGCTGGGCACCGCATCGGGCGCACGTGGCGAGGAGGACCGTTGACTGGGAGAACACCCTTGAAGGGTAGCTGCTCCAGCGGCGGGGGCTAGGTGTCGAGCCCCGTAAGGTCGACTTCCTCGCCGAACGGGTAGGCGCCGAAGAAGACGCCCGGAGAAAGCTCCGCCACGTCGTAGTCGCCGTCGGAGCTCGAGCTGCTGTCGCCGTCGTCGGAGTCTTCGATGCCCGGCATGCACGCTTTGCCGTCGCCGATCTCGCGGAGCTGCGCGATGGCGTCGTCGTAGCGCTTCACGATCAGGGCATCAGCGCCCTCAGGCTGGAAGCCGCGCACACACATTAGGTCGTAGACCGCGATGTGGACGACGAATCGTCGGAGGTCGCTCGGCCATTTCACGAGCGGGAGCGTGAACTCCCGGCAAAGGTATCGGTCCGAGGTGTCGGACGCAGCGATGAGCGCCTCGACCTTGTCGGAGACGGGGACAGCGGCCAGAGCGGCCTTAGCCATGCCGAGGCGGTCAATGTCCCGCAGGTTCGCGTAGGTGACGTGGGCGGAGCCGGTCAGCCCAAAGGCTACGCTCGGCGTCGTGCCATCGAGCGCCCAGCGGAAGCGGACGTAGCGAAGGACGGAGCCGAACGTCTCCTCGACGGTTGTCTCAACGGTGAGTGCCGGCAGCGCACCGACGCGCTTCCAGCCGCTCGTGCCGTTCGGCGACGTCTCGACCTCGACCGTCAGCTTCGCGCCCGCGCCCACGAAGGCCGAGGCCTCGAGCGTGAGCCGGAGCGCGTTGCGGGGGCCGATGTCCGTCGCAGCCGTCACCCCGCTCGCCGTCTCCGCCGCCGTGGCGTGCAGAATCAGGTCGAGCGGGTTTGACATGGGTGACGATCAGGAGGGGGAATCGATCTCTTCGAGGTACTCGTCGACGCTGAGGGCTTCGGTGCGAGTGATCTGGAGCTCGGCGCCGGCGGGGTACCAGGCACCGTTGACTTTCACGGAGCCGGGGCCCTTGACGCGGAACCAAGCGATGCCGACGCCGCGTTCCTTCTCGTCTTCTTTGCTGCCAGGCTTCGCGGTGCTCTTTTTGGGAGCGCCCTCGGCCCGCTTGGCCTCTTCGACGAACGCGCCTTGAGGACCCGTGCCGGCGACGGCCGGCGTGGCCGTCGTGGTCTCGCCGATGCCGCGCTCAGGAGACTCGGGCAGGCCTGGTTTGTTCGGTTCGGTCGCGGTAGATGACTTGTTGGACATGTGATGCTCCTTTGCTTGGCGGGTTCAAGCGATCCCGAACCCAGCCAAGCAAGAATTCAGCCGATGGGCGTGGTGAGGAGCCAGCCCGTATCCGCGGCCACGATGACGGACGAGTCCGACACCTTGGCGCGGGCGTACCAGCCGCCGTCCGTGCCGCGCTCGCTCGAGTAGGTCGTGTCGACCTCAGCGTTGGCGCGATCCTGGAACGTGACCCCCCAGCTAGCCGAGCGTGAGCCCGGGTTCTGGGCGACGCGGACGACGCCGAAGACGTCGGGCCAGATGCGGCCATAAGAGGCCGTTTGGCCCTCGTTGGCCGTGTCCTGCCACGCCGAGCCGATGAGCAACTCGTCGACGCCGAACCAATTGGCCAGCATCTGCGGCATCGCCAGGCCCGCTTGGTGAGCCTTGAACAGGTCCAGGATCCGCGGGTGCTGACGGAGCACGTTCCAAACCGCAAGCGAGGTGAAGGCCACCAGCTTGGTCGGGCCGCGACCGCTCCAGATGCCGGGCATCATGGCGATGATGTCGGCCACCGGATCCCCGCCGACGTCCCAGCGGTTGGCCGCTGCGATCGCCGTGGTGTTGGAGCCGTAGTTGGCCGACGCGCCGATGACGGCCGCGATGCGCTTCTCTTTCAAGAACGCCAGGCCCTCGAGCGCGTTCGCCGAAGCCTCGATCAGCTCGTTGAGAGGCTGCTCTGGGTTGTTCAGCGTGAGCTCGTCCACGTACTCACGGAGCGCGCGAGGCGTCAGCGAGACGTTGACCAAGCTCTTCGTGCGGCTCAGCTCGTTGGCGTTCGCACGCTCGGCCATCGAGTCGTCCGGGTACGCCAGCGAGTCTCGCTTGGTGTACGTGTAGTAGCTCGCGGCCAGGCGCCCGTTCAGGTTGACGGTCGGCATGAGCCGCTCGCCGATGTAGGCGTCGTTCTGGTACGCGACCGACATCGTGTCGATCACGTAGTTGTGGAGGATCGCGCCCGAGGCAGCCTTGAGGCCGAGGACTTCCTCGTTCATGGCCTTCCACTCCGCGCGCTCGCCCTCGTCCCGCGAGGAGCCGATCGCCTTGATGGCGCGCAGCACCTGGTCGTACTTGAGCCCGCGTTCTGTGCGAGCGATCGGGGCGCTGGAGTCGGCCCTGAGAATCATATTCATGGCTGGTTCTTTCCTTAGGCCGAGGCTTAGGAGCCCACGGTGAAGCTGAAGCCGCCGAGGTTGATGCCGACCATGTCACCCACGACACCGGTCTGCGTGAACTGACCAAGGACGACTAGCTTGGTGGTGGCGCCGCCGACCGTGGCATCGGTGAGGCCGTTGGCCGCGTACTTGGCGGGAGCCCCGCGAGTGGCGCCGCCGGTGCCGACCTTGCACTTTGCAATGCCGTTGCCGAACATCGCGACCCGGACCGAGGCCAAAGCTGCTCCCGTGTCGAGCGAGATGCCGATGCAGTTGTCGCTAACGGCCGCCATGTTCTGCACCGCGTCGTCAGCGCCCGAGTGCTTGACCGCGAAACCGGCGGTTGCCGCTTGACCGCTCGCCACCGTGAACGGGCGAATCGTCGCGTACTGAAGAACCTCTTGTGCTCGTGCAGCCATGACTAGCTACCCACCTTTTCCAGACGCGCCGCGATTTTCTTGGGCGTCCCGCCGGTCTTGGCGTGGTTTTCGGTGTCTTCTTCGCCCTTGACGATGGTCTTGAGCGTCGGGAGGTCGCTCATCTTTTCGACGAACGCCGCGAACTTCTTCTCGCCGTAAGCGGCGCGGAGCTCGATGAACTCCTCGCGCTGCGTCGGCTGAATCTTCTTGCCGACCAGCGCGTCGACTTCGACGGCGATCAGCTTGTGCTGGGCATCCGCGGCGCTCTTCTTGAGCGGCTCCACTTCGGCCTTCAGCTTGGTGTGAGCGTCGCGCTCCGTAGAGAGCTCCGTCTCGAGGGTCTTGATCTTCGCTTCGGCGGTACCCGCGCGAGCTTCGGCGTCTTTCGCCTTCTGCTCGGCGACGGCCTTTGCCTCGAGCGCCTTCTGCAGTTCTTCGTTCATGTTTTTCTCACGTGGGGCGCCGCTCGGCGCGGCAGTTTTGGCCGCCATGCGGCTGAGTTGTTCACGCTCCGCGGCGTGGAGCGCTTTCGCGACCGCGTCGGGGTTGCTGGGGATCGGAACGACGCTGATCTCGAACAGCTCGTTGTTGGCGAGCCGATACGTGACCTTGCCGGTGTCGGCGTTCTCGGTGCGCGTCACCTTGCCGGGCTTGAACCCGATGGAGACGGCGTTGAGCGAACCTTCCTTGAATTGGTGGAAGATTCGCTCGGCAAGCGGGCTCGCCTTCTCGCTCGCAAAGTGAATGCGGGCCTCGAGCTGGCCGCCGGCCACCTTGACGTTTTCTCCGCGACCAATCGGCAGGAAGTCCTCAGGGCGAGCGCCGTCGAGGAAGCCAAATTGGTTGTGGAGGAAAAGGACTACCGGGTTTTTCTTGTAGCGCTTGAGGTCGAAGCTTTGCTCGACGATGTCGCCGTGCCCGTCGAGGGTGTCGGTCGATGCGATGACGTCAACCCAGCGTCCCTCTTCGTCGAAAGCTTTGACGGAACAATCGAGCGATCGCCGTAGGACACCGTCCCAGCTCGTGGCCGGGTCTTGCTGTTGCGGCTTTGCCATTCGTCCTTCGCGTCACTCGGCGGGCTTGTCTTCGTCCGCGTCGGCTTCGTCGTCGGCGTCTTCTTCGTCGCCATCGGGCTTCTTTCCAGCGCCGGACTCAGCTAGCGGCTTCCCGTCACCGAGGAGCTCGTCGTCCGCCTTGGGCTCCGGAATTCCGGCCTTGCCGTAGACGTGCGAGCTCGGGATCTTGAGGCCAGCCTTGCGGAGGTTGACCATCGACTTCGAGAACTTCTCGAGGTCTTCGGGGTCTTCGGTGAGGAAGAAGAAGTCGGGGACGGTCGCCGTCTCGCCGAAGTTCATTCGCACCATGGGCTCGAGCAGGCAGCGTTTCAGCTCGGCGCCGAGCGCCATGGCATCAGCGTCGCGACGGTCGCGCCGGATCTCGTTCCGGACTTCGGAGGCAGCGCGGCTACCGTTCTTCTCCGCCTCGATGGCGTCAGTGCCACCGAGCACCGCCTTGGACATCTCGCGACCCATGAAGGCCACGAGCTCGGAGTGGTTGCTCCCGTTGGCGCCGCCCGCGAACTCGGGCCAATTGACGTCAACTTCCCAGGCGTCAGGGAAGATGGCGAGCCCGTTGCGGGTCATCGCCTCGAGGATCCGCTTCATTGCGGCGACCTCGGTTGAGACGTTTGCCCCGAGCTTGTTCTTATCGAACTTCGCGGTGCGCCACGGCTTCCACGCCATCTCGGCGAGCTGGAGCCAGTCGGCTACACCCCAGTTCCGGAACAGGGCGGCCCAGAGCAGCGAGCGCGCCAGACCTTCGCGGACTGGCACGTCACCGTTTACGCGGCGACGTATTTGAATGAATTTGCCCGGGTACGCCTCGAGGAGGTCGATGCCGGTCTGCGCCGTTGGGCGCTCGAGAAAGACGAGCCGACCCTCCGACTCCGTGAAGCGAAAGCGCCGGCAGCTGATCTGCTCGGTGTGGCTGGGGACGATCGCGGCGCCTTGCTTGCGCCACATGATCTCGCTAGTCGCGTGCCCGAACAGCAGCGACTCACCGGACAGGTGAGCGAGCAGCTGCGGGAAGCCGCGCATCGCAAGGATCCAGTCCTTGCAGAACTTCGCGACCGTCTTGTCTTTCTTCTTGGGCTTCTCGCCCGGCGCGACGATGTCCCACTCGAGCGCCTGCATGGCGAGCTCGCGGGTCTCGAGCACGCTCTGAAGGTGGCCGTCCTTCTGGCGAGCCTCGTGGACGAGGTCAACCATTCGGGCCGGCGCCCCACCATCGGCCTCGGCCAGGATCGCCGTTACGGCTGCAGGTGTGAGGTTGCCGCCGATGCGCCCGAATGACTCCGACAGCCGGAGCGGGCCCACCACGGCCTCGACTTGCATCGAGACGGTCCGCGGCTTGGCGGAGGGTTGCGCCTTCGCCTTGGCGGGCATGAGTCGTCAGGATCAGAAGTAGGCGATGAGCAGCGTGGCCGTGGTCGCCGCCATGATTCGATCGATGGGTGGCACGTCGATGACTCGGCCTTGCGTGGGCGCCGTGAAAGTCAGCGTCGCCCCGCCATTCACCATGCGCAGCGCGAGGTTCCCGGCACCGCCCACATAGATGGCCTTGCACCCCGTGAGATCGGTCGCGTCACTCGGGGTGACCGCGACTGCTCGCGAGTAGTAGTTGTTGCCGAAACCGCGGGCCATGGGCTAGCTCAGACGGGGATAACAGCTGCGACCCAGCGACCAGCGCCAGCGTCGGGGACGAGGACGGTCGCGGACGCGCCGGCCGCACTGTCGGCGTCGAAGACCCACAGCGAAGCGGGCTCGACGACCACGAGCATTCCGTTGGCGCGAGCCTTGGCCGGCAACGCTTTGAGGGCTGCGGTTGTCGCGAAGACGCCGCCGAAGCGCGCGCTGATGTCGCGCTCGACCGTTCCGCCGTAGTTGACTTGGCCTTTGGGGGTAGCTGCCATGTGATGGTTCTTTCGTCAGCCGTAGCCGCGTTGTTCGGGCTCCCAGCGTGTCAGTGAGGTGGCGGATTCAACCCAGGAGTCGTCGACCGCAACGAAGGGCGGCTCGTACTGGGCGAGCAGCACAGAGTCAGCGCGGTCCGGTGACCGCCCGAGGCGCTTCTTGGTGTCGCGCTTCTTTTCGACCTTGTTCCGCCCTTGAGCGTCCAGCTCGTAGGTCGGCGCGATGAGCTCGCTCTCGGCCTTGGGGTCCGGATAGAGCGCGCAGTCCTTGAGCGACTTGCGGCCGTTGAACCACAGCTCGTCACGAAGGACGGGGTATTTGCTCGAGTCGCTCGAGCTGCCCGCGAAGTTGATCCGCAGGATCTCGACGTGCTCAGGGAGCAGCGTTTGGCCGTCGTCGCCCTTGGTTTGGCGGAGCCGCTCGAGCTCCGCGCAGAGCGGCTCGCCGAAGCCGCCGGTCACGTCGACCTTGATGCGGATGCGCTCGCCGGGGTTGGCCAGCACACCGACGCAGCTGCACACCAGCGCACCGAGCTTCACGGCGTCGTAGCCGTTCACGACGGCTTTGATGCCGTGCTCTTTCTCGAAGTAGGCGGGGGTGTAGGTCCGGAGACCGCGCCGCCCCGTCACCGCCGAGTCGTCGTCGCCGAAGCGCGCCACGTCGACCCCGAAGTCCACGACCGCGCAGGCGTCCGTGATCTCTTCGTCGTGCCAACGAGCGAGCGCGCCCTCAACGAGCCCGAGCCCGATCACCGCGTTGGCGACCGTCGACGGGAACTTGCCGGCGACACGGACCGCGTACTGCGGGGACTCGATCCCGTAGTCGTCGATCACCTCTTGGACGAAGTCACGGTCGGCCAGACCCGGGATGACTTGTCGACCCTCGATGTAATTCGGGGTCTCGGTGCTCGCGATGTCGAAGTGGGCCCAGCCCTTGCGGCGCCCGTTGAAGGCGTCGAAGAACCAGCCTGAAGTTTGTGTGGGGTTGCCGAGCGCCAGCACCTTGCCGCCACCGGCCCGGATGCCTTGCAGGGCTTCCCAGACCTCTCGAAGGACGCCCGGGCCCTCGTCGATGATGACGAGCACCTCGGGGCCGCCGGGGCCTGACACGTCGTCGGCGTGGGTCGCCGAGAAGCCGAAGAGCTCGCGGCCGTCGTACCACCTACATCCCGTGTCGGGAGCGATGGCCGGCTCGGGCATCAGCCGGCGTAGCTCTGGCGAGTTCTGCCAGTAGCGCCGGACCTCGTACCAAACGGCCTTCTTGATCTGGCGCGACGTCGGCGCCGTGAGCATGCCGCGCGCTGACCCACGGGTGCAGGTCCACCAGCAACCCAGGCCGGCAGCGAGCTTGCTCTTGCCGATCTTGTGGCCACTGCGAACCGCCGTGCGCCGGCTCTCGAGCACCGCTTTCGCGACGTCGAGCTGCTTCGTCCAGAGCTTGGTGTGGAGGATGTCGGCGAAGAATTCCGCCGGGTGGTTCGCGTATTCAGTGAGAACCGTTGCCTGCGACCAGGCCAAGGGTCCTTCCGGGAGCGGGGCTTGGGGCGGCAGTAGCCGATCCAGCTTCCGGTTGAAGCGGTCGATTCTGTCGAGCGAGTCGAGCATCCAAGACCTTCCAGGTCGCGGCTTGCTCGCTCAGGAGCTTGAAGGCGCCGGCCACGCTGTGGACCATCGCCGCGTCCTTGTGGTCGCCATCGGTGGCCGCGCGCCGGAGAAAGGCGATCGCCTCGCGCATCGCCCCCGGGATCTCGTCGGCCCAGCCGGCCTCTACCTTCGACCTTTTCTCAGCGACAAGTGCCGACAAAACCGGTGACCAGGGGAGCGCCTCGCGGTACCGGAACAACGTCCGCTCGTCGATCCCGTGCTTCTTGATTGTCGCCGGGTCGCCGAGCGTGGCGGCCTCCACGATGATTTCTGCCGCCTTCTCGCGCCGAGTGGCGCTCCACTTGTCGGGCTGAATCTTCTTCGTGGCAGTCAACTGGCCCGCCGTTTGCTATTCTGTCCGCCGTGCCATGGACCCCGCACTCGAAACCCCGCGCACTGCGCCTCCCGACTGGGAGGACTTCAGCCGCTGGGCCCCGGTGCGTCCTGTCGCGCCGTTGCGCTTGGTCCCGGTGACCGAGCTGCCTGGAGAGCCGTCAGGTCGTCGGGTGGCGACCGTCCAGGCTCGCCCGGGCTCGTCGTTCCCACCGGCCGCCGTGTGAGGGCTCGTCGGGGGTTGGCCGAGGGGGCTTCGTCGCTCTCTCGTGCTGAAAGAAAGCGCGCCCGCGTCGCGTGCCTTTTACCCTAGGCGGGCTGGGGGCGAGATTTGTCCAACTGGGGGCCACTTTGTCCGACGACTTTCTGACGGCGCCGCCTTGGGCGCTTGGTCGTAAGCTCGCGAAACCGTTTCGCTAACAAGTCCTGTCGCTGCCTCAAAAGCCCGACCTCTTCTCGTAGCTCTTCGAAGTCCAACTGATCGGGCTCGCGGTCGCCGAAGATGTGCGGGAGCGCGGCGCGCAGGCCCGGTAGTGTCACGTGGTAGGGGGAGTTTCTCGAGTCACCGAAGCGAACCAGAACGCGGATCCCACACTGGTGAGCGAGCTTCTGCAGCCGCCGCAACAGGGTCTTGGTCGGCACCCCAACCATCTCGGCGGCATCCGCGAGCGGTATCACTCGTCGAAGACGGGTCATGTGGGGAACGGTCCCCGGTCAGCGAGGCGCCATCGGCGACGAATGCCGCCTCGTGAGAGGTCTGGACGCCGCGCGAGCCAGGCGGGTAGCAATTGCGCTCCCTTGCTCGAATTGCAGGGTTTGCACGCCGGAGCCAGGTTTTCGACCGCATGGCCACCACCCAACGCCTGCGGGTGGATGTGGTCGATCGTGAGGGGTCGGTCGTCTCGCCCGCAGTAGAGACATCGTCCTCGGTGCCGTTCGACCAAGCTTTCCCAGTCAACGGCCTGCCGCAGGATATGGCCGTAGTAGGGGATATCCGGCAGCAGTTCGCACTCTGGCTCGTCGGTCACGGTCAGGAATCCGTCCGGCACGTCGCCCCAATCTCCTGCCACGAGCATCCCAGCCAGGTGTTTGGATCGCGACCGCCCCTTTGTGGCCTCGGCCATCTGGTAGACAGCCCGGTAGATCTGGCGCTGTGCCAGCTCCGTCCCGCGGATCAGCGTGAGCCCCAAAGCTCCTCCTTGAACGCTTGTAGGTCCCTGGCGCGCGCCGGGGACGGTTGCCTGGCCGTCGCGTACCAGGCCCGGTGCAGCGCCCGGACGTCGGCCGTGGCGGCGGCCAGCATGGCCTCCTTGCCCTCGCGCGTGAGCCCGCCGCGGCACAGCTTCACGAGCGCGATCTCGTCGTCCACGGTGTCACCGGCGGCAGCCAGGGTGGCCTGCTGGGCGCAAAGCGCCGCCTGTTGGTCTCGGAGTGGCCTGGAGCGAGCAACCAGGCCCGCAATCTTTCGGTCGATGTCGCCGCTTCGTAACCCCGCCAGGAACCGGGCGACGGCTCGGTGCGCCTCGACCGTTCTCTGCCAAGACCGCATGCGGTCAGCGTGCGCTGCTTGCCAGTCCTCGAAGATGCCGACCATTTTGACAGCTTGGCGCTCCGTTGGCCGGTTCAGATGAGGGATAGGCGCTGCGGCGCGACTCAGCTTCCGGAGCTTCCTCAGCTCATCTTCGATTTCGGCCAACTCAGCCCTGACGGGATCGAGCGCAGCCTTTAGCTTAATTCCGTCCGCCCCAGCATCGCGTTCGCGCCCCTTGGCCTGCCTCTGCCGCCACTTGTGGAGCACTACGCCGGCCAGCCCGCCTTGCCCCTCCCCGAAGTGGGCACGGATGGTCGGATCAGCGTGGGAAGTGCCGAGGTACTCCGCCAGCGCGGTTGCCTGGTGTTTGCGGTCCAAAACGCGCCAGCGCAGCTCAAGCTCACGGATTTGGCCAACACGTCCATCGATCCCGCGTGTGTCGGTGGCGCCTAGCCTACGGAGCATTCGGAGGTTGGGATCCTCACCACCGCCGCTCGCGCCGCCGCGTTCGATGCTGGCTACCACCTGCGCGAAGTTGCCTGCCTGCCCGAGCTCCGACGCTGCCCCCATTAGGAGACGCTGCAACCGCGGACAGAACAGCTCGCGGTCGAGCGCGCCGCGCTGGTGCTGGTGATGTATGCCCGTGTCGTTGACGCTTGGAGTCGTGCTGGTCGTCGTCGCTTCCATCGCTGCTCCCTTGACCGGCGCCTGTCCGGTCGTTCATGGTTCCGGTGAGGCTGGCGTCTCCCGGAGCCCTGGTTGCAGCGATGCGGCTAGGGCTTTCGCGTCTGAGCGATCAGCCTTCCTTTCAGCGTCGTCCCATCGAGCCCGATCACCTCGTAGCGGGCCGTGGTCCAGTCGACCGACGCCAGTTGGCGCTCAAGGCCCAGGCGCTCAGCAGCGGCCGGTCCGTCTTGGTGCAACTCGAAGCCGGCGGCTCGGATGGTTGCTCGCCCCTCTTCTGTCAACTCAAAGTCACCACGGCATCCGCAAGTGCAACCCTTGATCAGGCCGCGGGCTTCTAGTCGACGTGCCTTCGAGAGAATCACCTCCTCGGGAAACATCGGCATCATCGCCTCCAGATTCCACATGAACACCCAGTGCGGGAGCTGATCGAGCGGGTAGTGGCTAGGCTTCTTGCCGCCGTGCAGAATGTTTGGCGGCTCCGGGTGCATCGAGCACCAATCGACACATCGCAGAAAGAACACGTCGTCGATGTCCTTGGCTTGGAAGCGGCCTTTTTTCATCAGAAGTCGAGCTCGTCCTTCCGCGGCTTCAGCCCCAGTGCCTCAAGCGCCGGTGCCACCTTCTCAGTGAAGCACTTCGGGCAGCAGTCGTAGATGACCTTCTCGTAGCTGCCGCTGCCCGGATAGTGCTCGTGGTGCCCGCACTCGATCGTCACCTCGTCGTGCTGGTAGTCGCTGCCGTACCCGCCGTTCCACGCACCATCCTTCGCCGTGGCTTGGCACAGATCGCACGTGATGACCGTCTCGGTGCGCGTCGCCTCGTACTTGGTTTCAGTCCTGGTGATGCTCACACCGGCACCATGAGAAAGGTCCGCGTCGCCGCATCCCACCTGAGATCGAACTCGAAGATGCCATGCTTGTTGAGCACGAGCCGCCACTTCGCGAATTCCTGCTCCGTCGGCTCCGATCCGTCCTTCTTGAGCAGCACCTTCTGGCTGCGCACCTCGGCGTTGGCTGCCTCAAGGCGTCGGTGAAACTCGGTGTAGCTGAGCGGTTCCGTAGGCCTGATCGGGTAACTCGACATATCGATCACGTGGTCAGCCATCAGCCCACCATCCTCTCAAACGCCGCGACCACCTCCGCCGGCTCGTCATAAATTCCGAATGCGAACAGCTCACCCGAGCCAGCATCACAACCCATCGTCCAAACGCCCGGCTTCACCTCCTCGCCAAGCCAGAAGCGCCAGCCCTCCGCCGTCTTCCACACCAGCGAGCCAGGTGCCTCACGGTTGAACTCGCGCCCGCCGGCCCAGAACTTGTCGTAGCGGGTGAGCATGTTGGGCGGAGTGAGGGGAGGAATCTCTGCTGGCAGATCTCGAACGGTGATGGTCTTCATCGCTTACCCTTCCGCGCCTTCTCGCGCTTCTTCAGAATCTCCGCTGGCACGCCCGGCGTCCTGCTCACCGCGCGCCGCTTCGGCGCTTCCGGCTCCGGCTCCGTCGGCGTCACGAACTCCTGCGGGCAAGCCATGTAGCCGCAGACTGAGCACTGCCAGCTGGACCGCTCGGCAAACCGGTGACCGTGCGAGCACACGTACTCTGTGACGATGACGTTCGGGTTGTGGTGGTGCTCGTTGCCGTGCTCGTCCCAGAAGTGGATCTTGTCGAGCGTGCCCGGCGTCGTGCGGACGATGGTCACCGTGGAGGCCTGGCAGGCGTCGTGCTCGATGCCGTTGCAGTTGGGGTGGCAGCGGGGACAAATCACGGCCCGCCTCCCGCCTCAACGTAGCAATGTCGACTACAGAAACGACGTTCCTGGATCACCCAACACCCGAGCGGATCGACAGGGCTATGGCACCGATCACAGAGACGGTTGCTAATCACAGTATGGATCTGCCAGTCGCGTTTCTCCTCGAGATTCAGCGCCGCTTTGAACGCGATCTGCTTCAGCTCGCCAGGCGTGAAGCCGTGCTCGCGCGCGATGGCCTCCATGGTGCGGACCGCTGAATAGAACGCGGGGTCGCGTTGGTAGCGCTCATCGGTATCTCGGTAAACGTCTGTCATCGTCCCAATCTCCTTGCAGCCCTAAACTCGTTCTCGATCTCAGCCCGGCTCGGCCAGACGTAGCCTTCACGCCTCTTCCTCGCCCCACGCTTCCGCGGCGCGTCGAGCCGGCGGAGCAGGGCGATGGCGCGCTCGGTGTCGCTACGCCGCCGGATCATTAGCCTCCGCGCGCTGGTGACACTCGACGTGGCGGCGCAGGTGCCCGCTGACCCAATCCTGGTAGCGCTCGGCGCCCGGCTCGATGATACGTCCGCACTGCTCGCAGTTCTCGGCGATGCCGTTGACCATGCACTCCCAGAAACGTCGCGGAGGCCGAAAGCCCAGGATGAAGTTCTCGGCGTCGCGTTGCGCAAAACGCTTCAGCAGCACGAACTGGCCCAGCGATCGCCAAAGGCTGCCGGATGCGAACGTTCTCATCCCGCCCTCCTGCTCTGCAACAGCGTCACCCGCTCGACGTAGATGGCCCCGGCGATCGCGTCGGCTTCGTGCTCGCCGAGACGGTGGCCGTCGCGCTCGATGCCGGGGAAGTAGACCCGGCACGCTTGCATGACCTGCTGCTTCGTCGCTCGCCCGCTGCCCGGTCCGCACACCGCGATCTTGGCCTGCTGGGGCGAGTACAGGAGCACCGGGATGCCGTACGAGAAGGCCACGGCTTTCGCGATCCCAACGACCTCAAACACGGGGTCGTTGTTGGCGGAGAAGCCGCCGGCCTTCTCGCCCTTGGCCGCTGCCTTGAGGCCCTGCATGCGGGCACCGATGGAAGCTGGGGCTTGGTTCTCGACGCCCATCAGTGTCGGACGGACGTCACGGCATACCGTGGCCAAGTCTCGCCAGATCTTCCTCAGGCGGTCGTTCAGATCCCAGTCCGGCGGCGTCGGGATATGCCCGCTGTCGACGAGATCGAGCTTGGCCCCGTACCGGCCCACGAGGCCGTAGCCGACGTGAGCCAGTCCGGGATCGACCGCCATGCAAACGCGGGCGGGATTGGTCACAGCGACAGGGACTCCTCGCGGTCATCTTCCGAGTCGTCGTCGATCTCTTCCTCGCGAGCTGGCAGCTGGTACGGCTGCCACTCTGGCGGGTTAGCTTCTTTGCGCGCCACTTCCTCCGTCGTCGGCGTCACGCAGAATAGCGACGCCCCGCCGTAGAACTGAGTCGCCTTTGGCTCGGAGCCCGGCTCCTTCCCGGCCACGTCTACGCGCAACATCGCCGCTCCCGCGATCGAGACTTCGGACACGTAACCAGCCAGCCGTCGATGGCCCATGATCTCGACTATTGCCCAGCCTTCAAATGCCATTGGCGCCGTCCTCCTCAGCCGCCTCACGCTTCTTGCTCGCCCGCTTCGCCTTCGCGTCCTTCGACGAGATCTTGACCACGCGCTCTTCGTCGACCGCGGCCTGCGCGAGCGCTTCCGGTGTGGGCTCGAAGTCGTCGCCCTCACCGACCTCTGGGAACTCGCCATCGACGATGGCCGGCGGGGGGACTGAGCCTCCGCCGTCGGAGTCGTCGAACAGCTTCCCTTGGGCGCGCTCGGCCGCCTCGTCGCGCTCCTGCTGGGTCATGGCGCGCTCTTCGACGATTTCGTCGGTGTCGACGCGCCGAACCTCGACCTTCCCGAGCCGGTCGTCGAAGCGCTCGTACACCGCCGTCAGCCGCTTCTCCGTCCCCTGGTCGAGCGCCTGCAGGATGCTGTCCCGCTCGGCCTGCAGGGGCTTGATCTGGTTCGTGAAGACCTTCGCGGCCGCCTTCTTTTCCTCCTCGAGCCGAATGATCTCGCGGTCGACGGTCTCGAGGCGCTCACGCTTGTGAGCCTTGTCGTCCTCGGTGAGATCGTGCTCGATCAGCTCTTCGTAGGTGTCGTCGCGCTCCGGCGGCGCGCCGTCGGTGGGGTCGGCGTGGTTGATGGTTTCGTCTTGGATGGCGTCGGGGAATGCTGCGGTGTCGGTGCTGGTGTTTTCCATGTTCTCTCCCATTTCATTGCTGGCGAATCTTGCGAGCTGCTTCCTCTGCGGCGCGCTCCTGGCGTAGCCGCTCGCGATGTTCTTCGAGCTGGTGCTTCAGTTCATGAAAGTGGTTGTCGTCGTGCACGGCGCTGAAGCTCGCGCTGATGTCGTTCCAGAACATTGGGAACTTGACGCCGCGCGGCCCGTTCTTGCACTTGTCGACGAACAAACACTTGGTGCCCGGCTCGATGGGCGGACCCTTCACAGTTGGGATCTCCTTGTCGGGCTCGAATCCGATCACGATCACCTCGCTGGCGTTCGCGATGTCCTTGCACTCGCGAATGTTGCTGCGGTTGGGGATCTTGGTGTCCTGGCTGAGCGTGAGCTGACTGAACAGGATCGCTGCGATGTTGGCGTCTTTGGCTACGTGCCTGAGTTGGCTCGCGATCTCCCGGTACTTGACCCGTTCGTCCTGCCAGCGCTTCTTGCTCTGAAATTCCTGGATGTAGTCGAAGGCGACGATGTCGATCTTCTCTTCCTTGATGATCGTCCGCAGGTGCGGGATCAGGTCCTCGACAGGCCAGCGCCGTGCGTCGATGTAGACGGGCACGGGCTCTGCCTCGTTGACGGCTTGTTGGATCGCCGAAACCTCCGACCTCACCAATTGGCGGTCGCGCAGACCCTTGGCGCTGATCTGCGCTCGGCGCGCCAACAGGCGATCCGCGTACACGTCCGGCATGTCCTCGCTCGAGCAGATCAAGACGCGCTTGCCGCGCCGGATGTTTTCGTCCGCCACCGAGATCAGCCAGCTCGATTTGCCGAAGCTGGTGTCGGCCCCGAACAGCCACGTGAAGCCCCGCCGAATCCCTCCCGTGATGTCGTCGAGCCGGTAGTGGCCCGTCATGCATGCGGTTGATACCTCGCGTGACAGCGAACGAACAGCTGCGCCTGTCAGGAGCTCGCGCACCGTGTGAACGCGCGGGACCGCAAGCGCGACGGGCTTGGTGCCCGCGCGGGGATCGGTGGGAAGATTGCCGGCCTTGTGTAGCTCGGCCTCGTCAGGAGCAGCACCCATCAGGCAGCCTCGTTTTCGTCAATGGTGAGTCGGTAGACTTGCGCGCGATGGCGCACGCTCTCGAGAACCTTCATCGCGTAGCCGTCACCCGCGCGGTCGCGGTGGGTGCGGATCAGGACCTCCGAGCCGTACGGGACTCGGGCGGCAAAGCCCTCGTGCCAGCTCCCTGATCCGATTCCAATCACGGGGTCGTGTCGGGTCACGAGCGCGCGCACCAGGAAGTCCGGCTCGCCCTCGGTGATGATCACGCGCCGCGAGCACGGCTCACCTTTGAGCATCGCCTGCGCGGCCTTGTTGGCGAGCACGAGACCGGCAGCCTTGTGGCCGCCAGGAGGCAGGCGCTTCGGGCTCGTCCCGTCACCGACGCGCCAAGCCCGAATGCTCTGCCAGACACCATCGGCGTCGAAGACCTTGACCATCAGCCGGTGCCCCGTGTCGCGCCAGGTCTGCCCCCGGTAGCTGGCCCAGGCGGGGATCCGGTCGCGGGCGATGCCGGCGTGGAAGCAGCGCGCGAGCTCCGCGCGGTCGACGGCGCCAGGGTCGATGCCGCGAGCGGCAAGCATGGCGCTCGCCTGGTCGTCGGCCGCGCAGGGGCCAGCGCCGCGCCACAGCTCGTACAGCTCGATGCCTGGCGGGTAGGTCCGCGGCGGCTCCGGCGGGGCGTCGGGTAGCGTGCGCGGAGCTGGCCTGGACTCGTCGGTCGCTCCGGTTTCGAGCTCGTGGAGCACGTGATGGAGCCCAGCGATCTCGGCTCCGACCCGGAGAATTTCTTTGAACTGCGTCTTGAGATCGAGCCCTCGGACGACCGAGATCAGTGTCAAGGCGTCGCCAGTGAAGTCGCAGCCGAAGCATTTCACGCGGACGGTCCGGCCCTCGCCAAGGGTTACCGAACAGCTCGGGTTGCGCTCGGCGTGGACTGGACAGCGCACGTGGATGCCGCCCTTGGGCTGGCGCCTCGCGCCCTTGTCGATGCCAAGCCCGCGGCACAGCGCGAGCGGATCTGCGAGGCCGCGCCGGACCTCGGCGGCGTGGTCGGGACGGGTCAACCCCAGTCCTCCAACTTGCCATAGCCGCCAGTATCGTCGCTTGAAGCGACTGCAGAAACCCTGGGAAGCTCACCTTTCTGAGCTTTATCGACCAGCCATTGGCGCATGCGCCGCGCCCAGTGCGAGCGCTTCGACCCCGCGCCACCGCCGATTGTCCAATATCCCACGAATCGATCGGCTTCGACGCGAAGGGCTTCGATCGAAACCTTAAGCTTTTCAGCCAGTTCTTTGAACGCACCTGAGGCATCAAGGCGTTGTGCCAAGTCCATCGGGCACGGTGTCTCACGATCTGAATCGACCACCATCGCCGGCGTCTCGTCGGTTCTGTTCTCGTCTCTTCTCGTCTTAGGTGACGTCTCGGGTGCGTCACTCGTGACGTTATCCGTGACGTCACTCGTGACGTCACCCGAGTGACGCTTCTTGTCGCGAAGCTTCTGTTGGCGCTTGGCTCCTGGCGAGCGGGCCTCTTGTGCCTCTTCAAAACGGGGTAGCCACAGTCGGCGGCCATCCTGCCGTAGGTATCCAACCTTGCGGAGGTCAGCGATCACCTGCTCGACCAGCCCTCGCTCTTTTGGCCGGGCCCGCAGCACGACCATCAGGTCTTCGACGGGGCTCTCGCTGTCTTGGAGCAGCGTCCCGTCTTCCTGGGCGAAGCGGAGGAGATAGTCGCGCACTCCGCGGGACGCGAGAGGCAGCAGTTGGTGCTCTGAGCTCTCCGCCACGTAGAGCTTTCGCCACGATTCTCGGTCAAACCTCATTCCGGCTTCCTCCACTGCGTGACGTTTTGAGCTTCGCGCCAGGCTCGTTGCGGGCTGAACCGCCAGCTGATGCGGCGCCCCTCAGCGCCGCAGCTCCGGCAGTCCCAGCGCCCAGCCTCGGCGCAGATCGTTGGTTTGCTGCAGGCGTCGCACGAGCCGATCACCGCCCGGTCCCAGCCGAGCTCAGGGTCGTAGAAGGCTCCGATGACGTTACTCTCAGCCGAAACCACGATGGCGGCGTCGCCAGGCCAGCCCGAGCCGTCGAGCTTTAGCTTGGCGATCTCGAGCGACTCCAAGTCGCCTTTGACTTCGACGAGCAGCGGCCGGCGCGTGAAGCGCAACTCGAAATCGGGGATGTAGCCGTAAAGGTCACAGGGTTCGTAGTCCCAGCGAATGCCGAGGCCATCGAACAGCGCCGCCCAGCGGGCCTCGTGTCGGCTCCGAAACATGATGCCGGCGTAGAGGGTGGGGATACCCGTGCGGCGAATGACGGCGCCGAGCGACTCGGGCTCTTGAATCCGCTGGTTCATGGCAAACCCTTCACTACCGGCGGCTGATCCCCCGGATACAACTTCTCGCGATCTTGCAGGTCGAAAAGGCCGCGCTGCTGCTCGATGGGCAGGCAGTGCGGGCTGAACCAGATCCGCTCGAGTTCGCGATTCGCGTTGCCCTCAGCCGCGTAGCCGCGCGCGCCCTTCCAAGCATGCTCGGTCCAGCTCTTGGGCATCTCGTGCTCGCCCGCGTAGCCGCAGAGGGCGATGCGCAGGTCGGGGTCGTCGCCGTGTTCGATCGCCCAAACCCGGACCTTGTCGCTGACCTTGGCGTCGTCCTCGCTGTACAGGTACGGGTCGCGAAACTCGTGGCTGTACGGCGGGTCGAGGAACACGGCGCACGGCCGGCGCCCGCCGACGTTCTTGCCCTTCCCGAGCACCGAGTCGCCGAGTACTCGCTGCCAGTCCCCGCACGCGACGCGCACGCGGCGCAGGCGCTGCTGCAGAGCTCGGAACCAATCCACGCACGGCGCGGCCGCAACACCGTTCAGGCCGCGGTCGTTGCCGAGGCTGGGTAGGTGGACGCCACCGCCGGCGGAGCTGAGTGTGGGGCGCCGGCCAGGGGAGTAGGCGTCGACATCGTAGGCGGAGGGTGCGTTTATGCCGTTACCAGGCGACGCGAGCCACGGCATCATCCCGCTCTTGATGGCTGCCAGCTCCGGGCTAGCACCCTCTGAATGCACGCCCCGCCCGAGCGATGTGCCGTCGAGTACTGGTCGCTTGCGCTGGTGCGAGGTGTCACCGTGCACGCCACGCCCGCCGGACCCGACACCACGCCCCTCGCCGGCATTGGTCCCGCTCATCTTCGGGCGGGTGCGTGCGCGCTCGTTACGGGCCTTGCCGTGGCCGGTGTCGCTGTGGACGCCCTTCCCGATGCCGTCGAGCTTCGGGGGCTTCTTGCCCTTGGCCTGCGGCTCCACGCACCAGCCGCCGCCGATCCATTGGCACAGCCCCCACACCCACCAGCCCGCGATCTTCACGTCGTAGAAGTCGGGGTCGGTGTGCATGCGCTCCCGAAACTCGGATTGGTTCACGAGCCATTTGTGCCGCGCGTGCAGGTCGGCTTCGTTGACGGGCCAGTCAGCCCAGCGGGCTACGGCCTCGGGATCGGCCGAAACGGCACGCCAGAAGTTGGCGAGGTACCGGTCGCGGTCGTTGACTGTTTCGATCTTGCCGGCGCCGCCCGGACGCGCGAGCAGTACCGCGAGCGAGCCGGCAAAGGGCTCGATGTAGTTCGGGCAGTCAGGACCAAACGCGCGCCAGACGACGTCGGCGACGCGGCGCTTGCCACCGAACCACGGGAAGGGCGCTCGCACGGCTTCAGCCACGTTGCCGCCTCTCCCTTCCCGCCCACCAGCCCGCCAAAGCGAGCGCGGCGAACGCCGTGAGCCAGATGGGCGCGGTGACGATGATGATCGCGAGGTCGGTGTCGAGGGCGCGTTGGGACGTGGGGTGCATCAGCCGGCCCTCCTGGCCATGGGCGGCGCTTTGTCCGCGATCAGCAGCTCTTTAGCGAGCGTTGCCTTCTGCTCGCGGATCTGTTTCGCGAACAGCTCGAGCGCGTTAGCTGCGGAATCCATCGCCCGAGTCGGGTCGCCATTGCCGAACCGCCGCAGTCGCTGAATCTTCGCGACGACGTCGCCGATGATCCCGCCATTCCAACCGTCGATTGTCAGGCCGCTCGCCAGCTCGAAGGCGGCCAATGATGCGCGAAGCGCTTCGAGATCGCGCTCGGCGTTCGACCGGTCGCGCTCCTGCACCTGCGGAGCGTCGGCCCGACCCTTCTCACAGCCTTCTGCGAACGCTGCCGCGCGCACCTGGTCTTGCGCCTCGGCGGCGCGCCGGAGCAGAGCCGCGACGAAGCCTCGGTCGAGCGCCTCTGCCTCGAGCTTCGGTGCCTGCTTGGCGCATCGTAGTTTGGTGCCGTCGAGCACGAGCAGCCCCCAATTGGCGGGCAACTCACCGTCTTTGACGATGGTTTCGTCGGCGACAGCGAGCCACCAGAAGTCGCAGTACTTGCCGATCGCATCGGCTTTCTCCGGCGACTTCAGCTCAGCAATCCAGTCGGAGCGCGATACCTTGATCTCGATTCCCTCGAGGTGGATGCCGCGCGACGGCCAAAGGCCCATGGCGATGCAATCCGCTCGACGACGTCGGCCGCGGTAGCCCGTGGCATCGCCGACCTCATCGAAAACAGCGGCGGAGCGCCCAAAACGCTCGCGGACGGCAGCACGCATATCGGCCGAGGTGATGGGTCGCTTGGGGCTAGCCATTCGCTGCCACCGCCTTCCGCTCCGCGGCCTTGCCGGCAGCGAAGCGCTTGTCGAAGTGCTTCCTACAAAGCCTCGTGAGCTCGAGCTCGTCGCCCGCCGGCGCCGAGACAACGGGGGAACCGTCCGGACACCACTGGCACGGAAACGAGACGTTGGGGGTGTGCTTGCGGCTAGCCACGACGGCCACCAAATCCTTCAGCGACCGCCGCCTCTTCGCGTGCCAAGTCGGCGTCCACGACCTCTTGGTTGTCGAGCGCAAAAGCGAGCGCGTCGAAAACCTTGGCTGGGCCAAGCTGCGGGTACCGCTTGAGGATCCGCTCGATCGACGTGCCGTTCCGGTAGAAGGCCCAGATGCGGCGGACGGGGACGCGAGAGCCGACCACGTGTGGCGCGCCGTTCAGTACGTCGCTGCTAACCCGCACGTGAGGGTGCGGGACGAGGATGACGGGGAGGCTAGCGGCCACGGCCACCGCCTTCCGGGTCGACCAGATGGTCCGCGTCCTTCGTGAGCTGCTCCGCCGTGTCCGCGAAGAACGCCAGCCGCTCAGCCCACACCCGAGCCTGGCCAGGGGTCAGGGGGATCTCGGTCCCGTCGGTGATCCGGATCACGACCTCGCCCGGCGCGCAGGCTAAGTGGCCGATGATGAAGGGGCCGGCGGCCTGCTCGAGGCGGCGCTCGCGGTAGTCGTCGAGGCTGACGACGTGGTCAGCCGGCACGACGCACCTCCGGAAAGTTCAGGGCAGCGAATTCACCGAAGTGCAACCGCGCCTCGGCGTCGTACGCGCGAGCCGCCTCTTCAGGGTCTTCGAACAGGCCGAGATAGATCTGTTTTCGCTTGCCGTTGGGGCGCGGCTCACCAGAGCAGATCGAGGCCTGCCACTTGCCGGCCTTAGGGTGCCAACTCACGCCCTTGTAGCCGCCACGGCTCTGATTCTTGGACCGCGTGACATTGGTCGCGTTGCCGCGAGCGTCGGTTACCCGAAGGTTGTCCTTGCGGTTATCGAGCCCGTTGCCGTTCCGGTGGTCGACAACCTTGCCGTCGCCAGGCACGCAGCCCATCAGGAACCGGTGGAGCGACTCGCCAAGGTTGCGCCCCGCAACGCGGTAGCTCCGCTGGACGTAGTACTTGCCAGGCGTCGACTTCTTGGACTTGGTCTGCCACTTGAACGCTTGAGCGCGTTCGAGATCCTCAGCGTCGATGAGCGCCAT